GCGTCCATAGTTTCATTTGTTTAGTTGAAAAATTGGGCAGCCAATATAGATTAATCCACGACAGAGGCGTGTTGCTTGTTAGCGCAGTGGTTTCTATATTGGTATCGCTATTTTTACTGCCCAATTTCATGTCTATTGGTTGAGTGCTGCTTTGAAGCCTTCTCTTCTATGTTTTTGAGCTTCATTATATTCTTCGGATGCCTTAAACATAAATTTATTTTTTTCATATGGAAATAACTCCTCAATCCTCTCCTCCGTTATCGGGTGGGGGTAGACTGATTTAATTCTCTCCCCCAATATATCACAAGCATCAGACCATCCTTCATTGTATTCACCGTAGCTACGAGGATAACCCGCTTCTTTGTATGGGTGCATATCTTCTACTGTGGAAATAATCTCCTCAATCTTCTCGTTGATCGGGTGGGGTTTCTCAGCTAGTCTATGCTGGTGGTATTTTTCTGCAAATTCAACCATATTTGTCCCGTTATACGCACACCATGAATGAGGTACAGATATACCATATTGTTTTTTAAAAAATTCTTTTGCATCCATAGTTTCTATTTTGCTTTCATGGTTCATATATCATGGTGAGGCTTGCATCGAGCCGGTAACCGTTCTTAGCGAACTTATCAGCCAGCTCACTCAGCTCATAGAGGAGGTTACTGGTGCTGGATGGATCCCGCTCAATCTTCGTGTCAACAGGAATAGCATCCTGCATCGATTCAGGCACCTCTACCGGGAACTCCTCCACGATGGGTGCCTTGCGCTTTGGTGCTTTGCGTATAGGTTTGGAGATCCCTTTATCGTTTCGCAAAAGAAAGGACCTCATCTTCTCCACCGTGGGTTCCCTCACATTGACGGATACGGGGTCGAACTCCATTATTTCCTTCACCAGGCCGTGTGATATACCAATCTCGTTTACCACACTGGAATGTGTCCAGCCGGAATCAAGCAGGGTTTGAATAGCATCTCGGACTAATCGAATCAATTTGTAATTATCACTCATGTAGTAAATCCCTCCTTTGCAATGTTTAACCAATCAATAAGTTTTTGAATTTCTTGACGATTGTAGAGGTTGGCTTGAAAATAAATTTCTTTTAGCTTCAGTCCATCCAATCTGTGATTATCATCATCGGAGCTAAATACTGCTATTCGTTCGTCAGGTAGTGCTGCAATTCCTTTAAAGTTTTCCATCACGATTTCATTTTAGAAAGCAAGATACTCATATCTCCCAGTTGCTTATTCAGGTTAGAATACCGCATTAAGACATAATTTAGCTCTAATCGTGTCAAATCTTCATGGGATTTGATATATCTGGCGTACCAGGGAGCAGTAATCTCCTTGTCACCATCCAGGGTAAAAAACTTCCCATCCACAATCTTACTGCGGAAGGATACATTTAGTGGGGGATCAAACATAGCTTAATCTTTTAGCACCGTATTTTCCTCCTCAACCTTTTCCGGATCCCCTTTGAACGGCAGCTTACCCTGGGCGTTCTTATCGTTCCAGAAATATTCCCACAACTCACTGCGTAGAGTATTCAGCTTTATCACCAGCTCATCGGTAGGATCATCCACCATGGCTATCTTACCACTGGTCACGTTTACTGAATCATCGTGGGTGGTATCAAACTTCCCTTTGATGGTCAGGAAGAATGTACCGTCACTCTCCGTCACAGCAAACTCATTCGGGGTAAAATGATCACTCAATGAATGGCTTACTGAATAGTACGCCTCAGCCATATCATCTTTAAAAGCCATCAGCGCCTCACGTAGATCAGGATGAACAATCTCATCATCCTCAATAGAGTGGTTACGACTATCCAGCTTATCGAAATAGTCAATCTTTACTATCCGGCCCACCTTGCAGGCAAGAATCTGTACATTTTCAAGTTTCATAGTTTTGATATTTAAGTGTAATTATTCATTGTCACGGATATATTTAAGTTTCTCAGGATCCAATGGATCCACATAACGCTTCTTCTCAGGAAACTCCTCCTCCGCTTTCTCACGCAAAGTATCAATAAAGATCTCCACCGCAGAGTTCCAGTACGAGTACAGGGAGTTGATCCCACGCTTAAACAGATCCTCCTCACCTTTTAAAAACACCAGGCCAATGTTCTCCTCCGCTGCCTTGTCAAAGGCCGCCCTCTTCTCTTGCTCCGTGGCAAAAGGAAGCTCACCCCGTTCTACACGGGTCAGAAACGTCTGTTGGAATAAACCCAAATGCGCATCATAAGCATCCGTAGCCTCCTCCAACTTCGCCTGCAGGATCTTCTCAATCCTCTCTAATTCTAAAATTGTGTATTGCATAATCTTTGTATATTTTATCAGTGTACTCCTCCATAAACGACTGGTGACACAACTCCCTGCAAGCATCACAACAGTTGCAGGACCGGGTTAACTTTATATCCCCAATTAGACTCTCCGGATGACCCGTCATACGCAAATAAGAACAATGCCCCTTACAGGCCATCATCTCATTCTCCGTGGGCTTACCACATTCCCCGCAGTTTTCCATTCCATTGTGAGTATTATAATGACATCCTCAAACTCTGTAACTCACTAAACAACTCCCCCTCCATTCTCTCAGACAAAAGTTCTATCAGGCGCACCACCATCTCACGTAGGTAACTCTCATTACTCCCCACACGCCCCACTTTATTCTCCAACTCCCGCACCTCTCCACGCAAAGACTCATTATCCCTCTGCAGTTGATGAAGCTCATGCTTGTCCGCTTTCTGCCGTAAAGCACTCTCTGTCTCATAATTCATATCCTATTCAGCTTTAAATGTTACGGTCATGCAAACCATCACTCTTACCAACAAAACGCTGCTTACCCTTCACTATCTCATCCACACGGATGATACGGATACCCTTCCCAGGATAGTCCCGCCAGCGCTTTCCCTCCCTAGTGAAATGATTCAATAACGTGCCATAAGGAATCCCAACATAACCCGCTAATCCCTTCAACGAAGTGAACCCCTTACAGTATCCCTCACCAGCAGGCTTCTCATCAAAAATTATATATATAGTCATAATGGCATCATTTGTACGAATATGTGCCAAATATAAAAAAAATAATATTACTATACAAACATTATGGCATCTTCCGCCCACCTAATACTGCCATCATTACACACTAGCACCCCTGAAACTGTATGATACAGGGTAAGTGACCGTCTGTCAGAGGTCTATGTTTATTTACAAGGGTTGCCGGTCCGATCTGAAATCGATTAGCCGGACCCGCCCCCAGTCATTGCCTCTCCTGTGGTCCTTTGGGGTGACCAATGATCAAAGCGTTGCTGTCTGCCCTGTATTGATGCGCTGTATCCATTGTCATCAGTAGGGTAGGGGTGAGGTTCACAACAACATGACAATGTGGCCTATTTAACATAACTATAATTATAGGACGGGTGAGGTGCTGTCATAAAGCGTGTGTCCAATGCGCTGTGTTGTACTGTTCATGCGGTGTGTGGCGTGTCTCTCTACCTATGAAGTGTGTGAATGAAAACAGTGATAATGTGGTCACTGGTCCGGGTTTGTTGTTGGGTATGTTGTAATTGGTTAGCTTTGAGTGTTGTTGCAACTAAGCAAGACAGTTATCTCGTCAGCTATGAATCGCCCCGTTCCCTCCAGTCCTTCGCTATCTGTTTCTTCTAGTTCACTGCTCACTACGTTTGTTACTTTAAGTGGTGGTGAGCGGAGGTTGTTTAAGAGGCTGTACACTGCGCTGTGGCATTACCTGTGGCCTATGAGTGAGTTCGATGCAGTCTCAGTGGTCTATACTCTGCCCTGGGTGTTGAATCAATCAGATCCAAGGATTACAGTTCACCAGTGGTTTGCCTTATCAAGGCTGTACGTGCTTACTAACGGTGGTGCTGTGGCTTTCAACAACATCAACAAGGCTTTTGATACCCATGAACGTGCAAGGCTGACCCAAATGATTCACTTGGATCTCCTGCTTCGCACAACCTTTGACCCTGCCCAGCCTCATGCGGTTAAGCCGAGTCATATTACACGTACTTATGTTTCATTCACTCCTACCGGTGTCAAATACTACAATGATACGGTGAAGCAGATCAATGAACGTGCGCACATTGACATCTATCATGCTACAACAGCCGCTACTGATCGCAAATAAAAACCCCAACAGATTGCTCCATTGGGGTGTGAAAGTCTATTAGATCGCTTCCTAGCTGTCCAAGCCTACCATAAACCTGTTTGGCCCAAACTCTGCCCTCAACCCTCTCAACTCTGCCCTTATATCTTCCTCACATAGATAGATAAACTGGATTGGTTGGTGTGGTGCATCTTGTGGCCTCAACTCTTCGAGCAGGAAGTCAACAAAGTATTCAATATCTCCGTATGTATATGATATTAGTGCGCTCATTGTGGTGGTGTTTTAAATGAAATATTGATCAGGTACATCGGTTCCCATTGGTTCACACCCAAAATGATCACCCATATAACACAGGCCATAGGTGTCCACCTTTTTTAATACTTCTTCCTCAGTTGACTCGTAGTCAAACAACTCATTGACTGATCCAAAGTATGCCCGTTGATCTGGTGCTTTCCAAACTGGTCTATTCCAACTATCAATACCCACAAATATTAGCTGCACTTGCTCGACCTGTTCCCTGTCAACCTCCCAATTTGCTTTGATATTCTCCATACCATTGAGTAAGAACTTTAGATTCTTTTTGGGGCAGCACATTCCATGTCCTACGTCAATATATTTGCCCTGCTTCTCAACTCCCCCGGCTTTCTCTATTCCTTCTTCAAACTGCTGTTTGTTGAAGGCGAAGAATATGCCCAACTCTTCAAACAGTTCGCTTTGCTTCTTATCTATATAACTTTTATCTGTTGTTTTCATTTCGTTATTGGTTTAATCATTGTGAATGTGTTCCCCGGCCAATGTTGTGGGGTATAACATGACTCTACTACCATCTTGTGATAGGTTGAATCTTCAATACATCTCAGTTCAAGAACATTATCGTCAATCGCTCGCACGATAACAAATGTAAGAGTGTCCGGTGGTGCATGAATAATGAACTCATCAGCCCGGTACATGGTCACCTGATCGTTATCTATGGTCGGTTCCTGCTGCTCCTCCTGCGTCACAGCTATTATAGATATAATGCCGATAGCCAGTACAACAGGAACAACCCACCTTAACGCTTCTTTTCTGTGCTTAGTCATATCTTTAATATTGATCAGCGTGAAACTTCATTATGTACTTCAACAAATCTGCCTGATATGATTTGTTCATGTTCTGGAACCACTCAACTACACAACGAGTTGAAATATATTCTTCCCCCCTCCTGAAATAGTTCAGTTTACTCATAAAATGAGATAGTAATCCACTCCCTTTCCAAGGATCTTGCTCCCTAATGTGCGGCGGATCAATGTAATGAAGGAAATGTTGGTAGGCGTTCACAACTCTTAGTTGTTGGCTAACTTCCTGTAATTCAATCGTTTCTGTGTTTTCCATCTTGTTTTTGTATTGGTTTGACACTTCAATAGTAATACATCTATTTAATATAAACAAATATATTTGCGTTATTTATTTGTGATATTCATTTAATAGCCGTACTTTCACACCCATAGAGACAGTATATATATAGTATAAACCAATACGATTTACCATGAAACAATCTGACATTCAACAAGTTCAAGACCAGTTGACGCTCTACGCTGTGCCACAAGCGAAGCTATCAATGGTCAGTGTAGGAGAGAAAAGACCCATAAGATCAAGCCAATCTATTTATGAAATCATGCAAGAAAACTGGGAGGCTGGAACCATTGGCGCAACAGAGTCTTTTTACCTGATCATGCTGAACAGAGCAAACAGAGTGAACGGAATAATAAAGCACTCAACTGGTGGGTTATCCGGAACAGTCATTGATACCCGCTTATTGCTGTGCGCTGCGCTCCTCTCCATGTCATCCTCCATCGTTGTATGCCACAACCATCCATCCGGGAACAAGCAGCCCAGTGATGCAGACATTAAGATCACGGAGAAGCTAAAGAAGGCAGCCAAACATATGGAAATAACACTACTGGACCATGTTATTATTACCGAACAAGATGGATATTTTTCCTTTGCTGATGAAGGTATAATTATTTAAAGCCGGAAAACTATGGATAAGGATAAAATAAAGAAGCTCGTCAATGAGGAAGGTTTAACCATAACTGACCTTATTGACGTTGTGATAGAGTTAAATGGCATCATCGGAGTGGGCTTAATTAGTCTCGGAGATGGGCTACAAAAATACACACACAATAAAATCAAGTAATCATTAAATTCAAACGCTATGAACAATGTAGATTTAAAAGTTAACGGAAACATTATGACAATCACAGTAGACCTGTCGAAAGACTTCGGCCCCTCTGCCTCCGGCAAAACAATTCAGATAGCCTCAACGCTTGGTAACAAGCCTGTGGGCGATGGTATTGCATTTGGACTGAACGTGTACAAGAAGCGGTAAGGTTAACTGATGACAGCTTAATGCCAGAAACCGGGAGCAATCCCGGTCTTAACCAATACGCAACGACATGAAAGCATTACTAAAAGAATTGCAATTTGCATTAAATGGCATCCCCCGTACCAAATACTATTACGGCAATGATGAAACAGACACCTACAAACTGGTAGCTAAACTTGATGCTATTGTTAGCCAACTCCCCGACAAGCCTACCCCCTTTCAGATTTACAGCGAGACAATGGGCAACAAGTGCCCCCTCTGCAATTCCGAACACATCATCGCACACCCCTTCAATGCTGACAACCTTGACGCATGGAGAGATGTTGAATGTGAAGAGTGCGAAGAGACTTGGAGAGAAATGTTCACAATGACAAATATTGACATATTATGAAAACAACCAAAGAAATGCTAACAGCTTTCCGGGATATTCGCAGGATATGTGAAGAACCCGGCAAATGCTCTGATAAACTGGATCTAATCCATTCTCTTGCAGATGATTTTGTGTACGAACTAACAGGAGGTGACAGAGATCAAACACACACACGGCTATGAGATTATTCAAATTAAGAAGGCAGACAGCAAAGACTCACCGCATAGGGGCCAGCACCCCTTGTCGGTGGGCAGAGATCACCACCGATGATATTAAGATAGTCATTGATGGCTGTAAGACGAACAACTCCCTCCTTATACGGGTAGAGGCCAACGGAGTAATATATCAACTCACAGACTCGCTGCTTGAGCTGATGTTGGGCAAGGTAGCGGAGGAGTATTCAAATGAATTTCTAACTTTCAACGTGTACGAGATAAATGGCTAAACCGATCAGGATATATCTGTCCCAACAACACCAACCCAATATTGGTAAATGGGAGATTTACAGGGAGGGCAAGCCTACCGGTGAGATGGTCACCAACGCCACCATACGCAAGATCTTGGACCGGGATCAATACAAGGACTTCCTCCTGGGGGATTCTATTTTCTTGATACCAGGGGAGCGGTTCCGGTGCAGGAGTCATAAGGAGAAGGTGGTCAAGGGTGGTAGGACATATCTCAATAAGCGTAGAACCAAAAACAAGTAAGTATTATTTAATAAATTGTAGCGGATTATGAAAAAGATAATGGATATAGAGCTTCCTCTCAGGAAAACTCACAGGCTGCATGGGAGCGATCAGGTTATGCTTGATGTGCTATTCGATATGAAGGTACCGGACATGAACACCCTCTTAGCTAGACTGAGCAAAAGCGGCACTCCTGCCCTCATCGTTATAAAGGTGGGTGAGCTTAACATCATCATGGTACTGATGTATTTACCACCGGATATATGGCTGGACTTTGATAATCAGAAGTATCAGGTGTTCATTGCTCCATCGGTGGAGATGGTCATCCATTACTTTGTTGACCGGAGGATGAGGACCCATGATTCTCTTGAGTTGAGCATACTAACGAAGATGATCGAATTTCTTCAATCATACATCACAAATCAACAACGGGTATCCCATACGTGGTAATATGTGATTCCCTTGGGTGGGAAGGGGTTTGTATTGGTTTCTCCTTCCTGCCCTCTTTAAAAACTCAACGCTATGGAAAAAGAGATTAGACCAGGAGTATTCATTTCTGTAATATCGCATGAGAAGTTTGCTGACAGGCTGATCACCCTAACCGGTGAGGATCTGCACCACTTCATTCTAAAGTGCAACAAGTTCAAGCTATCCATGAAAGCATTAGCGCCAGTGGGAATAAAACCCTATGAACTTCAAATGGCCTGTGAAGAGTTGGATGATGAATTTGATCCGGAGTACGATTACTTCACGGTGCGAAATGTACCAAACAAAGAAGGGGCCTAGCGCCCCTTTTTTAATGCCTTGAAAAACCTCTCATTCAGCTTACCGACCTTGGCTGTTTGTTCCAATGGAGAGTATTTATAACCGATGATTCCCCCTTGTGTAGTTGGGAAAACCTTCTTATACTCCTTCTTCAATTCTTCCTCCAAAGCCTTTAAAGGACCCCAATCGGCTGATTTAACGTCTAATGCGTAAGATATTCGGGCTTCTTCTGTGCCTTGGTCCAGTAGAGCGTGTTCTCCGGGCGTTAAAAGCACAATGTTCTTGGCATAATACTTAAAGTAGGGATATTTGTTCTGCCCTTTAGCCAGGACATGAGCAAAGCAGTTGAAGAATAGATCTGTATTAACAAACTCCCGGAGGAATAGATTAGATACCATCGATTTCTTATTGGAGTTAATCCAAATCTGTTTGAAGATAGCAACCTGGGTTAGCTGCGCTCCCCGGCTTACTCTGTTATACTGGTGGCTCATAACTTGATTTTTCAATATCGACTTGAAATAAATGCCTGGTGAATGGGTGTAAGTTAACAAACTCTGATTCGGGAGGAAAGATCTCGGCCATATAAACATCATCAGGACAAAATCTATATCTGGCTGCCTTCATCTCCTTGTAGGAGGGCATAACGCCTCTTGCTGAAATAGACAGGTGCCATCCTCCACCGTCAATAGTGACAATGATAAAACAGCGACCCGTCTTAAATACTCCTTCCTTCATGCTACAACTTCAAATTATCAGCCGTAGGCTCTATCTTAGCATTAGAGGGATTGTAGCTGTTTGGGTAAGGGTTAGGCTCATTAAGCCTCTTCAGATCCATTCCCAGCCACATAATAGCCTCCTGTACCTTTGTAATGGCAAGCGACCTCTCCCTGGAACCATGACACCCCTTTATGTTTTGCAGTTGAGCGTCCAGGCCAACACGGAGGAGTTTGTCTGCCTTGACATCTTTCCGGTGAGCTTCTTCTTGATCAATAATCCTCTGATCCTCAAAATTGAAATGAAATGGCTCCTGGACCAGGGAATCGACAATGCTTGCAAACAAGAGATCCTTCTTCTGCTGAAATACAGGTAACTTGTCGAATGTAACGATACAAGGGTGTGTCTTAGCACCGGGATCTTTCACCTCTCCCCACTCCCAACCATCATCAAGTTTATCTTTCACCCAGTTATTGTGCTGCGCTTCATGCCCTGCTCTCGGATTTTCAAGCCTGAACTGAACACCTTTAATGGCTGAATCCTGTTGCCATTTAGGTGCCTCAAACCAATCTGATTGACTGTCATCACCATTAGCCTCGCACCATGCCTTGTTAGCCTGGTGGCATACAATGGCCACGTAAATAATCATACTTTCATTCATAATTTGATATTTAAGGTTTATAAAAAAAGGGTAGTAAGCCATCTCAGCTAACTACCCCATCTAATTGTCATAAGTAAGAGTTCTCTACAAATGTAGGGAATCAAATACTATTTAACAAGGTGTTAATCTCTGCCGTTGTTGCTTTGTAGCAAAAATCCTCCTTCACCCTGTACTCTTGAAACTGGGGGAACTTGGTTTTAAGCATGGTGTCAAAGACTCCGTTATCAACACCGGCCACGTTAGCCATCTCTTCGAATAAAGTCTTAACCTGATCAAAACCCCTCTTGCCATCCACCAGGTCAGGAACATCGATGTTGAACTTATTGGTGTCCACTCTTTCCTCGATAGGAGGCAAAGGATCTAGTTCCGGCTCTGGTTCCTGATTGCCCACTGGCTCCACCTCGATCTCATCAGTGGTCCTGGACTCATACTCGGCCTGTTGAGGATCTTCCGGTATCTTCTCTCCTATTGGTGGCATCTTGGCCACTGTGGAAGGATCACTTAGATCTGGATTTGCTGTTGGATCAAACTTCTCAATCATTCCGACCACATTACCCTCATAGAAGGAAAGGATAATCAACCGGAGCTTCTTATTGGTATTCTTCCCTGGATCAATTTCCCTGGCCTTGGTCATCAGCCCATCACACTCAATTATAGTATTGAGATCTGCTGTGTCCATCTCCTTCATCTCCTCCATAGAGTAAACCATTACGAACCCCGGTGTGCCGTTAAGCATGGTGCCCTTGCTCTCTCTGGCTGGTTGATCGTCCTGGGTAACTGGATATGACTCTCCCAGTGTAGAAGGATACTTCTTCGCCTGACTGTCATCGGGCATAGCATCATGCTCTACTGGTGGTGGTGGCTCCAAATCCCCTGCTCTCTTGTCGATCTGGGAATTAGCCTTGCTGGTCAGATCCTCGCTCCTATTCTTGGAGAAATCCTTATCCGGGATAATAACCTCTGTGCCTTGATTGGTGGTGACTACAACAGTGGTGTCCTGTGGCAGATCCATCGCTTCCTCAGTGGTGTAACTACCACTCAGCACATCAGGAAACAGATCCCTGGCAAGGAAGCCAAGCACCCTGTATGCAATCATCCTCTCCGGATACTTGTACCATGCAGATTTAAGGTACTTCCAACCATCCTGCCCATTGATCATCTTCTGAGTAATCCACAAGCCTGCTCTCTTAGCCTGGTCTACACCAAAGGTCCTGGACATGGTTTCCTGTGTATCGGATCTCTTGGCAGTAATGGTACACTCATAACTTTCGTCACTAAGCGAACCAGTGATAGTTTCTTTCCAAGTTCCCGGGGCGAGCTTACCTGATTTGAAGATAAGCGTCTTAGCTGCATCTCCCTTGATACTGAGCAGACCGTTCACTGGGATAATGTGCTGCAGAGCTACCAATGGCTTTAGGCCAAGGTCATCACCATGCACACAAACCAGGATAACCGAAGCTACATTCCCTTTGGCGTAGTCCGGCTTCCCTTTGTCATTCTTCTCGTAGAAATGATCAGGGGCCAGCCTGCTGTCCAGTATCATCTGTGCAGCCACCTTCATCTCATCTAGATTTTTAATTGCAGTGTCCAGGAATGTTCCTGTTCCGACTACTGCCACTTTTCTTTCTTGTTCCATATAATTTTGATTTTTAAGGTTATTTTACTTGTTTAAATTCGACTACCTCGAACACGCCAAACTCACCCTTATGTTCTGGCCTGTAACTTCCAATACCAAACATGGTCCCGGCAAACTCTAATATTGACTCAACGGTTTGTTTGGTGATCGTGTCATTCTTCACGTTAATAGTGAAGGAGAGGGATAAATCATTCCACCTGGGTCTGATCGCAATGATTCGTGCCTTGACATTCCGGTTTACGGCACTACGCTTGTCAATAGTGTCGAAATCCCTGACAATAATCTCCTCCGGAGAGACTGTGAATAGACCGGCAACGATGTTTGTCATGGACTTTCGACCATTGCCGACCTTTGCTTTCACCTGTGTCCCTCCATTTATTAGGGATTGCTTGATGTGTTCAGAAGGAACGAAACATTCCCCCTTACTGTTGCGATAACAGTGGAACTCTGCACGAACGAGATCCTCTTGGTTTACATCATCTCTCTCAATGATTTTACCCCTGTTCTTTTCCCATTCTTCTAATTTCTGATCATCCATCCGATGTTGCATATACTTCTCGGTGTGGATCTTTACTCTAAATTGTTTCATAGCTTTGAATTTTAAATTAAACAAAAAATTACTGAACGAAACTAAACTCTACTTGACCTCACAAAACATCACATAACTAAACTTCAAAATACTGCACCTAACTCGACTTTACTTTACCTTGCGTTACTAAACATCACATCACACAACAGTACCAAACTTTAAAATACTATACATAACAGGACCCCACTTTACAACACAAAACCAAACATCAAAATACTTGACTTCACAACACTTCACAGAACCCAACTTTACATAACATAACAACAAATTACTTTACAAAACTCAACTCAACGGCACATAACGTGACACTACCTCACTATACTTTAAAATACTATACCGCACAAGACAATACCCTACCCCACATAACGTCACATGACCCTACCTCAATAGTTTAATTGGTTGTGTTTCGATGTCCAGTTTCGGTCCCCTGGTGGATTCCAGGGTATTCCCAAAAAGTCAAAGAACGCATATTCAGTATCAAAGACCGGGGGCTTTGTTTCCTTCCCCTTAAACTCCTTTTTCAGGGTCCATTTAGATGCTTTTTTGTCACATTCAGCCTTACGCCTCAATCCCCACTCGGTACCGCACCATCCTAACCGGTTCCATGTAATTGCCAGTTTGATATGGCTGAAAGCAGAAGATCCTGTTCTGATTGCCAAAATTCGACCATAATCATGGCGCTGCGCTATATAAAGTTCCACCTGGATCTTGTCTTTAGGGTACTTAAACCGCTTTAGACGCTTACCATTGACAACCATCCCTGGATACTTTTCATGGAAGAGATTGTCCAGGCTGTTAAAAGCGCTCTCAGTGCAAACTATCTCAATATCGCCAACCTCCTTACATCCCCTGCGAACACTACCAGCTATCTCCCTGACATCTGTGTATGGTTCGATGAGGATAAGGAACCGTCTGGCTACATTGAGTGCCTTTTCTAATTTGATCTTTTCTCCGCTACTCATCTCTGAGCTTTTTCGCAAAGTACGTCTGTCCCTTTCCTGTGATCTTTGTTGTCCTGCTAGTGAAAGTTTGATCTGCTGCTCCAATGGTTCTCTCAATCACTTCAAATAAACCTTGCTGAACATAGTTCTGATACGGTTCATTGCCTCTATTAAGGTACCCATTGTCCCGGAACCACTTAAATAACCTGTTCTGGCCTATCTCAAAACCGTCATCGCTCAAAATCTTTGCGAAGTGTCTTGTTAGAATAGAGTTATCACTTCCGGAAACAGCATCAGCAAAAACAACCTTTGATCTGTCATTTTCGATTTTCGCTTCAAGGGCAAGTCGCTTTTGATACTCCTCCTGCCAGTTCTGAACCAGTTTAAGAACTGTCTCTGGATTGGTGAAGTCAATAGCTTTCTGTTCCAGCTCCTCCCACCTACGGTTAATCTTTATCCTTAACTCAACACTATACCCAGTCATCAAGTCAAATGTCTGTATCCGGCTTAGAAGAAATTGAGGCTGCTCTTTGTTCTGCTCGTTCCGATAAGAGGACCGCTCAAGTTTGGGCAGTCCTAATTTCTCGTAGTTAACATTCAGAGTTTCAATATCACGAAGAACGTGCTTGTGTTGCTTCCCTGTCAACTCCGCAATCTCACGGCTTGACATCGACTGCTTATTTGCTAATTCTTCCATTATTCCCGATCTACGATACAACTGGTGCCTTCCAGGTTAGTGAACCATCTGGCCTTGCCACCGCCATCGATGTGCTTCCTCCCTCTCAGGTGGAAATCAATGTTGACCCAATCGCCCTCACGGATATTATTAAGCATATCCATGTTGTCGTTCACAAAATCAAATGCGAACTCCTGCTTGTACTTAGACAATACCCACCCTTCCATTACTATGGTGCGCTTCATTAAACTCTCTGTGCCTGGAATTAAACCAGGCATACCGACCCATAATACCTTGCCGGAGATTGCGAACTCATTTACTTGTGTTTTTCCCATCGTTACGTTTTTTTAGTGAATGTTAAAATATGTTGCTTACTCTATTTCGTTAACAAATTTCTTTAATTCTGCCCTGTACTTGACAGTTTCCCGGGCCTGTACCACCTGCATCTGATTGTAGAGATCCTGGTTCCAAATATCCCATATGGCATCCTCACACATCTGTTGGAGATCTGCCGGCTCAACAGCATCCAGTTCGACCTGTCCCAGGCCCTCCCAGTTAGCGGATCTGCTATCTCCATCCTTGATGGGTGCCGGTGGCAACCCTCGCTCGATCACATCAGACTCCATGAGGGCAATCCTCCGAACCTCAACCTCAATGCCCAACCGGTGTAGATTAGCTTCGATACTCCGTGGAATATCCTCTCCGGATGGATCATAGTCACCGAAGTATAGGATAATAGGACTGAACCCCCCGTTTGCTGCTGCTGAGAACCTTCGTGCAGCATCGTTGAGAAATGTTAATGATGGATACCCCTTACAGGCTCCCAGGGCAATATCCCATCGACCTGTGACCTTCTGAAATACTCCCTGTAATGCTTTTTTCTCAATGAACACCTCCGGATAGTACGGCTGCACCTCCCAACGGTTCTTTGAATAGAATTTCATCCAAGACTCAATCTGATCTTTGGCAGTTTCTATCGCTTCATCCACATCGGTATATTCATTCGTAGTTTCACCGATCATCTCACGGTCATTGTCGGAGAAGGTATCAAAGTCAACACTCCCTTCCCAACGAGCCTCGATCATAGCTGACACAACTCGCTTGTAGTGTTGAACGGAATTGGTCATCCCCCGGGAAACAAGCCGATAATGTAAACCCCGGATGGTGAGGATCCCTTTCTCATAGTTCTGGATCTCTTCCAGAGCATTAGCCTTAATCCAGGTGCGGGTAAATTCATCTCTCTTTGCCATAGCTATTTGAACTTATTTAATTTGGTGATCTGAATTTGTATGTATGGCTGCTCACCATAGATCTTATCTGAACAGATGTTGCAGATGCAGGAGTCATCCTTCCAGAAGATCCCATTCAGGGCATCGGCAACGAACTTGATCAGGTTATCAATATCTGGCTTCCCCGTATGCCACTTGGGGGCCACATCTCTCAGCAAATGGGCATTGGCTCCGGTACGGTAATGACCCTTTGGCCGGGAGAAGCAGAACGTCAGCTTAACGTGCAGTGGCTCATCCAATGGAACCTCTGGCTTATTCGCAATGGCTTTCACCAGGAAGTCTGCCTTATCGCCCTCTGAGGGATCGTAGGTGCCCTTGAATTTACCTTTCTGGAAGGAACGGTGACGTTTAAGTGCCTGGGGCTTCCCAGGGATAATGAAATCAATGTCGTAAAAACTCATGGCTTCAATACTTTTATCATTAATATGAAATGCTTCTTGAACTCGCTCTTGGGGATTCTCTCAACCATCCCCATCCCTTTGTAGTTTGCAAGGAAGGTGTTTCGTGAGATCCGATAGATCCCATAGGTATGTGCCCTGCCCTTCTTCACCCGTCCCTGGTGAATACAGATCTGAATAGCATAATCGTTATCGGGATCAAACTGGAAGTAACGCTCACCACGATAACCAAGATACTTTTTCTTTACCCTGTAATATTTATAGCTCATCGCTGCTCCTTCCCTACCACCGTAAGATCCGTTGGTACAAATGATTTGATGATGCCGTTACTTATATGCTGGCAAATGCCAATAGTATATGTAACGGGTGTGCGCTGATTGCTGTCCACCAGGATCTCATAGGTCAGGCCCCAGTGAAGCAAGTAGTACATTTGCTCCTCATAGGCCAGTTCTTGAATCTTCCTGCTTGGTTCATCCATGATTTCGCCTTCTGTATCAAGGTAATTGCCCTCGTTATCAGTCACCGGCTCCATCACTTTCACTACTGTCATAGTTTTTCCCATCGTCCTCTACGTATTTCCATCTGAAACCTGCGGAGATCCCCGACTTGGTTTTCCCCAATGCAGCTTTACTGATGCTTGTTTTGTTCATACTGAAAAATCGGGCAGCCTCAACGCAACTGTTCCAGACCTTGACAGGTGTGACCCCATCCCGTTCCAGTTGAACGACAGGCTTCCGCTTGGTGTATTGTAATCGACCCTCATCATACCCTGCAGCCCATACACAGTGTAGGTAGGCCCAAAAGATGTCCTCATCCTGCTCTCTCACCAATCCCAGGTCAACCAACTCGCCCAGGACCTTTTGTGCTACGATCTCTTGTCTCATTGCCGAATATTGAATATAGGAACCCGTTGAGATTATGATAATCTCCACGCTTGTCTTTGGTTAAGTTATGGTACCTTTTTGCTTGTGGGAAGAGGTCCATAGTCGTTTTGTCATCAGAGATTCGGATCTGCCAGTTCTGGATCATCTTACACTTCAGGCCATAGTCTTTGGCGAATTTATTTATCGCCTTAATGTGCCTGTTCTGCCTGCCCCTCCGGATCTCCTTGCCTTTTTGCTGAAACTCTTTCCAATCATCAGTATCCATCGTTACCTCCCTTTGTTTGGAATAGGGGTGATATTGTTCGCCATGTATAAGATCTTCGTGCTACCGGCTGCCCTGGCCCTGGCCTTGGTCATATCTAAAGCATACTCCCTCCGGGGCCACCTCAACTGACGGAGTGTGACTTTCTCATACTTCTCTTTCCAGTAAACATTACCAGTTATCAGATAGTTACGCCAATAGGTGTTCCCCCTTCTTCGTAGGTATCGGGGCATATCAACTGGCTCAATCCATGCTCCCGGAGATAAGTTACACCTAATCACCGCACAATTATACCAGGTGTAAGGATCTCTGGTCATACCGTGTTGAGTCCTAAATAGCCTGGGCTTTACTTTCTTTAAGTAGGCACCCCTTTCTTCATCAGAGGCGAATACAACAGGAAGCATCCTAAACCAATGGACGGTTTTCGACCAGCCATATTGCAACTTTTTTGTGGCAATGAACTCCTCATTTCCCACATTGCAAGCATCGGGCCACCGCTTTTTTGCCATCAGGAGTTTGTACATGATAGGTATGAAAAAGGGATCACCAGTCTTTACTGTCCACTCACCCATGTTGGAAACAGCATCACCGATCCCATTTGGATAGAACCCATATAGATCTTTTTCCCAGTCGGGTGACTGGTGCCGAAATATTCCATGCTCTTCAAAATAGACTGCCTCTGCCATTAGAATGATTTTTGGTCTAATTTCTCAAATTGCGCTTCGATATAATCTTCAGAAGGATTCTCCTTGGTGCGATTGTTATAGGTCCTGCTCTTGGCTCCCTTTCGCTCAGACCAGTTGACAACACCTAACTTGCCGAAGTCGATGCTCTCTGCTCCGTTGTTACCCAGGAATTGAATAAACTTATTCTTTATGCCGGTACGCTCCTTATCGATCCGACCTTTAATTTTTTTCAGGAAGTTGTCACGCTTGGCTATGGCATACAGTTCCATCGTGCCATCCACCCTCTCACGCTCCTTAATGAACTTCTCCTCCATAAAGTCCTTATACCCCTCCGAATCGTCTGGATCCGGCTCTACTCTCTGGATCTCGGCCTCCCATCTCTCACTCTCTGCCACATCACCTTCCATGTCTGCTGTTTCACGGTTTTCTAGCGCCTTTTGGCCCGGGACCACCCGATTGTACCAGAAAGCCTTAGATATAGTAAGGATCCTCTCAACAAGAGCCTCATCCCGGTCTATCTTCTCTACTTTTAACCGGCCACCATCAACGAGCATTACTATCTCCGCATAGTCAGCGTCCAAAATGGCCATGTACGTGTGGATCTGTGCCAAATGATAGATAGGCATACCGTCCTCCCACATCTTCGACACCCAGTAGCTCATGTTCTTACATTCCAAAATAGCCTCCTTCTCCAATGGTTCTCCGGAGTTCAGATTGAAGCCACCCTCGATGTTGATCAGCCGGTCCAGGGATCCAAACAACCAGGGATAATCAGGATTGACAATATACCCGTTGATGCTCCTACACTTCCGTACAATCTTACCATTGGTGCAGTTCTCCACATAACCATCCTGTGTCCCATCGTAATACTGCCACACCCGGGCAATATTCTCCTCATTGGTCCTTCCCCAAAACATAGCCTCATTATCATTACGTCTGGCAGGTATGGTGCCAATCTTCTCATGGAACAGCCGGACTGCAGTATCATATTTGTTGATTCCAAGGATCGTTCCCATCTCAGAACCTCCTATCCCTCGCTTCCGGAAGTCATACCATTCGTCAGTGTGATGGGGTATTGTGTGTATTTCAAGATCTTGTCTCATATTAATTCTCTTTTACGTTATCCTGAATAGTACGAACATTGGTCGCAATACGCTTTTGGACTTCATCACTTTCTACCCACATCTTTTTGTTTCGTATAATAGAAACTTGAATTTGATATTCCTTGCCTGAAACAGGCGAGGTGACTTCTCCTGCTGCGTTCACAAGGTCATAATCCATTAACTTTTCTTTCCTGTAAATCTTCCCTTCTACTGAAAAAAGAATGGTGACACATTCTAGTAATGCTTCGGTAAGATTTTTTGCCGCTTTAAGTTGTTCCGAATCTAATTTCATAATTTTTCGATTTGTTTAGGTGGGTTTAAATCCAGTTCCAGGGGCTTGACTGCAGCATATATCCTGAACCAAATAGTTTGCATGATTTCTTGCTGCTTAACCATTATCTCCACTGGCTGCATACCATGAACGGAGATTTTGTTGTACCACTCAGCATAGATCTCTGTCAGCATATCGGTTTGCCCCTCATGCGTCATTATCAGGTCTGTCATGGCATGGTGTAATGCGGAGAAGTTAATCAGTTCGCCCTCGATGCGCTTATACTTTGCTACGGCACGATCCTTCTCCCCCTTTTTCCACTTGTATTTAGGGTCCTCTAAGATCTTCTGCGCCTCCTCCGCTTTCTTAATAAGGGGATCCAGATAGGTAACCTTAAATTGCTGCAGCATCTTGGCTGCTTTCCAGTTATTTACCATGATTGAAAAATATTTGCTCCTCGATGATGAAGTGGTGTTCAACGCCATCGATATTAATTATGCTGGCACCCTTGCGTTTGTACTCAACATTATCCCCTTGTGAAGTTATCCTGCAACCAGGACCACAATCCACAACCCTCCCAGTATTGGGTTTATCCTTAACAGCGGGATTGATAATGCCCCCCTTGGTCTGCTCCGGAGTCTCATCCGGAAGTATAAGTATTGCTTTGCCTTGTATTTTCATAGTTTGTCAATTAAAATATGCTAACTCAACTTGCAGAACTTCCAACTGCTCCCTCTTTTCTGGTGAATGACCGCCTCCGGAAAAGAACTCTCCGGATCCGACAATAAACGCTTCTGTTGCGCCTTTCTCTGTGCGATACTCAGTTTTCAGGCATAGAGTTGTTTCACAAATAAATAAACTACCGGCTGATAGCTTCCCCAGTGTCGTTACTTTCTTAATAGTCATTTTCATAGCTTTGATTTAAAATGGTAAGTCATCATCGTCTGGATCATCGAACATCTTTGATTGCTGTATTCGATTATCAGGATGTGCAATTTCCTCTTCTTTTTCCTCAACTACTTTCTTCGCTCTACTGACAACGGAGAACCTTCCCCACGTACTCATCTCCATCTTCACCCTGTTCTCATGGCCCAGTTCCTCAAACCGGATCTTCTCAGTCCGTATAATAGTGGGTGCCTTCTCAACGACCTCGTACTTCTCATCCTCATCACAGGTGCCAAGATCAAGCCCCAGTGGATTGTAGTCATTGGTGTACTTCTTCATCTTGTACCGGTGGATCAGAACTCCGATGTCAGCTTTCTCCTTCCAGGCAGAGGATCCCTTAATGTCATAAAGTGACGGCATCCGGTAATTCTCACCGGTCATCTCGATCTTCTTCGGATGAACAATCACATTACCAAACATCTCCCAGTAATCATTGAAATCGATCATACGGTCCAGTTGCTCACTGATAAACTGTGTCTCGGTCTGCCACTTTGGTTGTTGATGCTCGATCTTATTCCAGGCATCGATCACATAGCCGAAGATGTTCTCAGTCTTTTTCAGATAGACCAGATACTTCTGGATGGAGTCAAGGGTGTTCACCTTGTCCGGTGTCAGTTGACCCCCGAAATCCTCATATCGAGTCTTGTTGGGTGCGATGATGAAGAAATGCTTCTCAGCAAACCGCATGGCTTTCTGATACATCTCATCGCTCATACTGTTGTGCTGGCCCTTCTGGATGGACATCCCTGTTAACGCCTCGGCAATCTTAGCATACTCCCTGGCCACTGGCCGGTTCTCCGGAGTGAACATCGCCCACTTCAATCCTAAATCATCATTGTGCTTGATCATCTCAGTAAGCCACCACCGTACCCACACACTCTTTCCGGATCCCGGAACACCTGTGGTAAACTGGATGAGCTTCTGCTTAACAGTGAACAGGAAATCAACCTCCTCAACGCCACACCCTAACCCTGGGGTAAACCCTCCATCTCGTAGTTTTTGGAGATCATCACGTACCTGGGAGGCTTTGATCACACCAGCAATAGGTACAGATGTGGAATTTTGCATACAGTCATCAACACCTTTCTTCCCCAGTGCAAGCAGCTTCTTTTTCTCATCACCCATAAAGACCTCGTTAATGTCCTTATAGCCCACTGGGTACCGGATGATCCTGCACTTGTCCTTGCCCAGTAAGATTGATAGATGGTGCCTCAACACTCTCCCTGCAGCATCATTGTCCACCGCAAGGTAGAATATGTCGATGTCCTTCAATATGCTGATCACGTACTTGTCCTCCAACCAAGCAAACTCCTTATCAAAGGTCTTGCTCTTTGCCGATGGCGCTCCCTGGGGCACTGATACTGTATTGATATAATCACACTCTTTCCAAGTCAACATATCCCACTCACCCTCTGTAATGATCAGTATGTTGTTGTTGTACTTCTGGCCCTGGTCATTATGGGTTTTAATGTTTTGCAGCCCGAAAGGAATTATCTTGGTGCCAATCTTCTTCGGCAACTGGGTCCACTTAGGATACTTGTTCCCCTTCTTCCAATCCATGTCCAGGAACTTCACGTTCACCAGAGTCAGGTTCATAAAATAAGGGAACCCGATAATTGTAGCCGGTCCCCTCTGTGATTCATACAATCGAGCTTCCTTTGCCGTCTTGATGCTGATCCCTCGCTTCATTATATAATCCCGGACCTTCATCGTGAAAGCCTTCTGAACATTCGGGATCTTACTATCCGCCCTCACTTGCTCATACTTGTCTTGTGCATCCAAGTTCCCGGACCACCCACAATGATGGCACTTATACCACCTGTTCCCAATCTCATCGTTAACAGTCAAGCAACGGGCACCTTTGTGCCTCTCCCTGGTGTTATCGCACTCGGGACAAATCGTGTAATAACGTGTCTGCCCTGTCCTGGTCTGGATCCTTAAATCTTCAAACTGCATCATGGTAGCATGGCCTCACTCTTCTCGTTACGAACAATGAACTTAGGACCCATCCCTGCAAGATCAGCAAACGGATAGGTGTAATCCAACTCCGTCACCAGTTCCTCATTCCGGTAAGCCGGTCTGGTCTTGTTGGTGATGGTACTCTCCTTAAACCCTGTGAGGTCACTGAACTGCTTCGTGGTCCAGATGTTGTGTCTCAGGATCTCAGTTATGGCAGCCCTATGCTCATTGTCCAACCCCCTTACATCCATAACCCTGTCGATCAGCTCATCATCTTTCTTGACAAGCCTGATGGGTGCTTTTACTATTCCAATTTTATGACTCATATCGTTATAATTTACAGTTTTAAGATTAAACCCAATCCTATACCAAGTAACACTATCCTGGTCCAGAAATGAAATGGGAATGGTGGCTGTTTTCCCATCAACTTCCGGAGGAACTTATCATACAATTTCGTTTTACCGATGTACTTCCAATCCAGACCGGCACAAATATTATGGATCCAATCAAATAATCCATACCTCAATGCAAGCCATCCAACTACAAGCTGCAAGACCAACCATCTCCAAAAATGCCAAGGGCTTGCCAGATAGTCATCATAATGATCAGAGTATATCAGGAATAGTATGATTGTAACCATTCCTGTTAGTTTCACCATTTCCACCAGACCAGCAATGGTGCCAAGTCTGGCGCTTCCTTCATTCTTACCACGCAGGGCCAGCCCCTCATGAATAGCCTCCATGATGGTTAAGAATAATATAATTGTAAGTAATATCATTTAGCAAATGTATTTATTATATTCCTTTAAACAAATTCTTTTTGACAAAAAAAAAGGGACCCGAATTGGATCCCCTTGACCGTACCATAATACGCAGATTAACCTCCACCGATTGCAAACACCGCAAGGATCACCAAGATAACTCCCGTAGTCACCTGCCAAAAGGTTTTCCCTCGACTTTTCTTCTTGATCTGCTCGTCCTGGATCCCTATCATCTCATCCTTATTTATGATGATACTGTCAAGATCCTGTCTGCTTTCGGCCATAATCATCATTGACTTGGCCTGTTCATAGACAACCGTATCCTTCACTACCAACTGGTAATCCTTCTCATCGATCTGAGAAAGGAGGTTCTGGTTCATATCGTACAATGATTCTTTTTCAAGAAATGTAAGATGGAAGCCTTTTACCTGTGGTTCGTTAAAAGGATACTTCAAATGACCTGGGTACGGGTACGCCTCGTACATCAGGAAGTGATAACTGGCATCCGATGGTATTGTGAGTAGGCTATCGGACAAATGCTCGTATTCATGCTCTAATGAGCTATAATCGTATTCAAGATCATCGACACGCATCAGGGATACCCCCAGGCTGTCTTTCAGTTCCTCGATCCGGAGATCCCGGGCAACCAATAGGCTGTCCCTCTCCTTCACATCCTCAAACAGAATATCGTTCCTGACGTTGAGGCCGGTGATTCTCTCAACCATTTCTTCCATATCTGCTCTGTCGCATCCACTTCGGAATAGTGAGATGACAAAAAACGTGATCAGGACCAATAAGCCTATGGTTTTAATCCTGCCCAGGTTCTTGCCAATCCAATCTATGATCTTGCCAAGGGTCATTTGTCTGATGTTACAAGGGTGCCCTCGTTGTTCTCAAACAGATTCTTTAAGAGGTATGCCAATACCGTTGCAATAGCAACCATGCCGGCTTTCTTCAGAATCTCAACATCCAGGGGTACTCCTGTCTGGATCATGTTATAGAAGAAAGTGATTACAGCCGTAACAACTGCGAGTAAGAGGCCCTTCAATAGGTCCCTCCAGTTCAAGGTTAAAAAACTTGATCGTTTCATAGTGATGTTATTTTGGTTTATACAATGTTACAATAAAATACTTAAACTATCTCAATAGTGATTTCTTCACCCCGCTTTGTGGCAGCCTTCAGTTCCCTGACAATGATTCGTTCGTACCCTGTTGAATAGAGAACCTTCCCCTTCTCTTTATTCTCTCCGGGTAGAATACATCCATGGGTATCTTTCGCTGTGTTGCCACGGTGGATCCTTATGCCTGTAAAATGTTTCACGTTCAGTACCATTGGGAGAAGCCTCTTAAACTTTGGTGACATACTCAACTCAACATCATAGGTCCCGAATGGAATAGCTGTCTCGCCAAAGACTTTCCCTTCCCCTGGGTCATCGAGATCTCCATCCCGGTTCACATCCCTCACCTTGTCCTCAATGGTATCACAGAGATATTTCCCATCAATGGAAAGAGATCCGATTGTGTAATGGGATCCCTGATACCTCCTTTTTAGCAGAAGTTTCATAATTAGTTTCTTATCGAGTTAATAATGGCAGCGACTATTCCGGCTATGTTGATTGCCCCGAATATGGTAACCCCCCAAGTCACAATTTTATTTTGCTTTTTTTTTATGTCCTTGATACATCCGGTGTTCTTATGCACCTCATCTACCAACCCTCCGTCAGAAGGATCATAATTAGGACCACGTAAGCAATTATCCATCTCCATAAGTAGTACCCCCTGCTCCTTTTGAGCAGAAAGGATCTCTGCGATCATCTCTTTTTGTGTTGGCATAATATTTAAAGTTTACACCGATTAATTACTGGACTTCTTTGCGTCCTTAATATCTTTATTCCCAGACGCCTCCTTGAAAAAGTCCCTTGGCTTCCCTGTCTCTTCCACTGGAGCGTCCAATGCTTTTCTTATTTCGTGTGCCGTTTTCAAAAGTATTGCTCCCTGCTCTGCCTTTAGATCATAGTCGGACTGTACACCCTCACTAAAATAGCCATCCAGGGCAATCCTGAAAGCTACATAATGACCCTCTGCCTTCAGGTGTGGGAATTTATTGTACAAAGTCATAAGATGCTGAACGTGCTTGGACCCGTAGATCTGAGGATCCTTGTAGATACCCAAATCATCCCACTGCAAAGCTACACTTCTGTTTGGATCATCCAGGATAGGGAGATACTCAAACGCTCCTATCGGATACTCAGCATAGGTAGAGAACTGTGAAAATAGGAAGTAATCCAACATTCTTGGATCGATGAAGGGATTGTCCTCCTGGTTCCAGGTGATAGCATCGGACCCCTCCATTAACAGCCTGGAAAACTTACTCGCATTGTGCGTTTCCCGGGATGCGATAGCCAGGTCTTTTTCCGATGGAGGAATAATATGCTTCTGCCTGAACATATCATAGTTGGCCACCACTCCTATCCCTCCGGAGAACCCACTGGTAATCCCACTTATACTGTAAGGATTCATGCTTGATATGAATGAGAACCACCACCCATCACTGAAAGCATCCTTATCATTATATAGAGCCATATCCATGCCCCGTTGAGCAACAGATCCTATTCTGCCCAGTTCAAACGGCTTAGGTATAATAATCCACCCACGGCCAAAAGGATTGGGGAACCGGTAGAACCCATCTCTCAGGTAGTTTGGATGGCTCAGATATTCCTCCCTCTCATCATCCGTGATATATCCAAGTGACATATACAGACTGTTGAGGATCGATGGTAGCATACTAAATGCAGCTAAGTGAACTGCGAATCGTGCTGGATTCTTCCTCGCTGTCCTGGCAATCTTTTCCATGCCCCTCACTGCTGCGCTGGTGAAGATCAACACCTTGTTTATCTCCTTGGCTACCGTCCCGGCTGCTGCAAAATCCATCAGATCTCTGGCTTGATATGCCGCCCGGACTGCTGCTTCCTGGTGAGTTAATCCATACTTCTTTATACCCTCATTGTATGATGCCATGTATTGAATCCTACGGGTAGGGCGCTCACTCATGTTAAACTGTCTGTTAACAAACTGAAACCCTTTCCCAACCATGTTATACTTGGTGTTGGGATTCCCTTTCTTCTTGGCTTTCATCATATATTGATGATGTGGCAGCTTACTCTCCTTTCTTTGAGATCCAATGATCTTTTTTCTCGGCACAAAACCAAACTGTCCACCACCATACCTCTCAAAGGCATCGTCAGCCTTTTTGTTTGGTAATATATACCATGGTCGTGCATACCTTTTAGCCGTCCCTACCACTAAGAATTGCCCAAGGTCACGTATCATGTTCCTGTTGACAAACCTGATGGATTTGGTAATAGCCCTCCGGAGTAGCTGCGGAAAGAAAGAGGCAATCTTCATTCCCAAGCTGTCACTGACAGGCAACAGGTCTTTCCATGTCTCATAAAGGTACTTATCACCGAACACCAGGTATTTTTTCTTGCCTTTCTCATAAAAGGATATGTTATATCCACTTGGTTCTTTGTAATCCTGAACCCATGCGATCTCGCCATGCTTAACCACATCCCCTTCGTGCATATTCCTACCCACAGCGCCCCTTTTAAACATATCAGCAAAAGTTTGCACTGAATAGTTCATGTCACCAACATCAACCAGGTTCATCCACGACTTTATCATGCTGGACACTGGGTTGTCTATTGGCCTGTCACTACCTTTGAATGGGAATACAACTTCTCTCGGCTGCAGCCCTGTTCCTGTTGGCCTCTGCTGTTCTTCAAATTCAAGATCCTTGCCCTCAACCATATCTTTTGGCTCAATAGCCTGCAGACGGTTCATGGCAACATAGTCCAGGTTCTCGTTCTGAATCTGATCTTTGGTTTCTTTGGATATAAGACCTGCCTGATAAGCGTATTCGGACCATTGCTTGCTGATCTCTCTGTATCTCCTCCAAAACTCCTTGATACCATCATAAAGCTCTGGGTCAGTGATCTTCATCGCCTCAAATTCCTTTACGGCTGCAACGGCCACATCGTAATCCCTCTGTCCAGACTGTGCAACACCAGTGGAAACAACGTCTGTAAAGTCATAACGACCTGGCGCTACTATTTCACCTTTCTTGTTATAGGTTGGTTCGTTGCTGATCCATACATCGTCAGGATCCAAGACACCCTCATCCATCCTTGTTATGATGTCATTGATCTTCCCGGCCCACATCTCAATGATATGAGGGTGTTTAGCCAGTATCTTCAAAGGTGGCAGTCTGTCTGTTGTAGTTTCCAAATCATGTCTGAGAAGCCTTGCCTGGTACTTCTTTGGTAATTCAACAGCTCTCTCCGAAATACCAACCGCCATAGTTATATCTGTATTCTTTTCCCATTGAGCATTACTTGTTCCTGGAATAGCTTCATACATCCAGTCGAAAGTCATAGCCTGTCCGGTTTTTGGATCAAGTACCCTGCTTTGATCAAAATCCATAACACCTTTGTCCATTAGGTTCTGAAGTTTCACATCGAGTCCCAGGTGGTTCCTGACAACGATCTCGAAGTTCTGTAATGGGCTTAGTTGGTTAGGATCGTCAATGTCCGTAATCCCTTGCTGCTTTGCAGCGTATTTGAAAGCCTCAACAAGTGGATCTATGAAATACCATATCCTCCTACCCATCTTATCAAAGATGGTTGTTTGGAACTGGCCCTCCTTATTCTCCCTGTTCCAGGCTATACCCTTCCTTCCTACCTTGGGATCCAGACGAGCATTGGTGAGTGTCTGGTCAAGTGCAGAGGATCCGTATAACGTCCTGACATCTTCACTGAATTGTTCCAATCCTTCCCAAACCTTTGTGTGAGGCTGCATCTGAGATCTGAACCATTCATAGGTTGTTGGAAATCGGCTCTCCGCTTCTGATGGGTTCACTACCCAGGCCCGGATAAACTCAGCCATACCCTCAGCCATCCTGTACCTTTCCGGATTCTTATGTCCCCGGGGAGGCTTGCTGCCATACTCCCACAGCTTTGATAACTCCGCTTTCAACTCATTGTATATAGGATACGCTTTTGGACCCAGTAACCCGTACTTGTCATCTAAGTAGTGACCTATCTCATGCGCTGCGACATCCTCATCACCAAAATGCTTTATACCCAACTTACCAATGGTGGGATCATAGGATCCTACAGCTCTCCTTGCTGATGGCCTGCGAGTGTATTGGATCTTTTTACCAAGAGCTTTGGATATATCATCCTGGATCTCCCATAGCTTCTTCGGGGAAAAGCCTGGCTTGGGTGGTTTTGGGCTTGGAACAACCCTGTCTTTGTGGGGCGTATAAATCATGCCCTTCGTGTCATTATGGGGGTTCGATAACCCTCCCCTGTCTATTGGACCGGTTGATTCTCCTGCTCCATATTCATCCATGGTAGAGGCAGCATCGGTTTGATCATTCCCTTTCTGGACCTGCTTATGGTCAACCTCCAACATGGTCTTAAATCGCTCATTAAGGACAGTTAGCAGTGGTTGTAGGCTCTCCTCTGGGAACCTGGCCACCATCCTGTCGTTGATCTGCTCGAACATACCATTTCTGACAATAGACTTTATGACCTCATTGGAGTAATACTTAGAACCCCTCTGTGTTGAGGCTGGTACTTTCAGTTCGTACATCTGCGGGGAGTCGTAATCCATCTTTTTGATTATGATGTCCCTTGAAACATCCTCCACAAAGGTTTTTGGTGCTAGTGCCTTGATGATGTTTGCAGCTTTATGGATCGGCATCCTGGCTGTATTGCTTGTCTCATTGATCCAGTTCTCAGGCATGAGGATCCCTTTCACTATACTGCCATCCTCCATGGAAAACTTTACCAGCCGGCCTTTTTTATACTTGTTCATGCCCTGCAAAATATTTCCGGTAACAAGATACCTGGTTTCCCTGGTCCTGCTTTTCTTGATGTTATCCCAGTCCTCCATGATCTCATTGGACTGAGCATTGGAAATGTGATAGCTGTTCCCAATGATTGCGTCCAGGTGATTGTACTTGCTGACGGGGATCCGGAACATCTTCCGGCTATCTGTGGTAGCAAACTTTAACATCACATTACTGGGCACCCAGGGATTAGCTTTATTCATGTTCACATCGAAGGAAACAAACACTCCTTTGTTCATGCGGACAAGGCCCAGTTGCTCATCATCGGTGAACGGAACCTCTAATCCTTTCCCGGGTTCGAAGAAATCAAAATACTTATTAAACTTGGCTTTGTTCAACTGGGACACGACTCTGAGGTTATTGATGCGATCACTCTCCCTCTCATCTATCTCGTTCTTTTTTAGCTCATACTCACGAACCTTATCTTCCGGTGACAAGCCGTCTTTATCTTCGATCTTCTGCCTCCACAACGCTCTCGCCTCTTCTGAGCTGCGCTGTACATTTCGTATCTGAGTGTCAAGCTGAGACTCTATGCCCTTCTCCATGGCGGCCCTTAAATCCTCCACATGGTTGTCGGGAACTTTTTCAAGCTGTTCTTCCAGTTGCGCTTTGGTAAACGGCTTCCTGGTAACATTCACCTCAGCCTCATTCAATACGGTATCGTCACCAAAGTATGAATACCCTCCATTCCCCTCGATCTCAACGGTGCTTTTCTTGAATACTGCGTCAAGCTCCTCATTGGTAACCATCAGGTCATTGGTGCCTGTGCTGTTCCGATATTCAATATCGTTCCTGTACCGTTCAGCAACCTCACGATAAAATTCCTCCTGCATCCTGGATGGAAGGATCTGTATCTTACCTGTAACCCTATGGGCTGCGTTCTGCTTATTGGGATCCTTGCCCCCAATGTTTAAAGGATCACCAATTCGCCTGTTAATGTCTGGGTTCTCCTTCAGGTACTCAAACACCACATCATCACCATACTTGTTAAGGAAGTCATCAACATCAGCAAGGCTTTTGCTATGCTTTTGGTTCCCAGAGGTGTTGGCATCAAGTGATTTCAGCTTCTTAGCGTTCATCATAAACATTCGTGACTCAGCCGGGAGTGTTGAGGTGACCATGTTATATATTGGCTTATTCAACTGGTCTGCCCGATAGATCCTACCAAACAACTGGACCACTACATTTATATCCAAGTCATTTTGCAAGGTCCACATAGTCCTTTGGCTGACATCAAGGAAGTCTGGCGATGAGTGCATCGATATACCCGTTGATCCCGCCCTATTCACAATGGCTGCTACACCCGGGTTGTTGTTAAATCTGGCTACCGCCTTGATCTTATCACCCCTGTCATTGGTTACAAATTCCCCCCTGCTTCCATCTTCGTTAAGTTTGAACATAGTGTGGCGGCCTGTGATCTCAACAGCCTCGAATCCTGCATCAGTAATCCCTTTTCGTAATATGTCGATAGGGGAGATGGGGATCCCAGTGGTCATCCGTTGGATCTTCTCCATCATACTGTAATACCTGGACCTTCCGGTTGCCGTTAGATCCTCGGGGTTCAGGTCTGCCTTAACATCATTACCCTGGGCATCCGTTTCCGTGTACTTCATCACGGTTTCCATCCCACGTTTGAGGACATGGGAGAAGTCCAATGGGATAGTTTCCCCCTTCTTCAGTTCTAAGTTCTCTACCATTTTCTGAAACATAGCCTCCATGGTACTCTTCAGGGCTATGACAGGCTTGCGTCCTGCTTTCAGATCCTCAACGATAAGAGGCACTGCCTCCTTAACCTTGATGGATAGTAATAGCTGGTCAATAATATTCCAAACACGGCTGAAGTATGGTGCGTTATTTACCCCTGCCTGAGAGGTGCCTTTCCTCATCCCAACTTGTTTGCCCTCACGCTTAATATCCTCGTTCATTCCTTCCAGGACCGGATTGATAAAATCCCTCTGAAAGTCCACGATCTCTTGTAAGACCCCGGTAATGTTATCGAAGTCCTCAACCATCCTCTTCCCCAGCTCGGGGTTATAGGTTCTTTGTGAAGGATCTGTATCACCGATCACAACATAATTCATTTCGGCATCCATCTTGAACCCGATCTTGGCGAACTGTCCTGACTCAGCTAATTGATGTGTTATGATTTCCTGCAGGGCAGGTCCTCCCGCCAGGATCCCATCAATCATTTCCTCCATGGTCATGTTTGCTTCCTGCAATACAGTTTTCATAGAGTAGAGCGGCATATTGTCTGGGCGCTTGGCGTAAGTGGCCGAAAGGAATAATCCTCCCTGGGTTCCCAATAACCAATCCTTAAAGAAATCACCAGTATTGCTCATGCCACTAGCCTCATGGCTCTCATCCATAACGAATACCACATCGTTATCACGGATCAGTTTATTCAGGAATGATCTCTTCTCTGAATCCCGGCCCTCGGTGGTGAACTGAGAATAGGTAGTCATTATCATCTGAGTTCCCTCTGGTAGCTTATGTGTACCTGGTCTTTTCTCAGTTCCAATAATCCTATTGTTCTCCTGTGGATCCACCTCCCACTTCACATTCCCATCCTTATCAAAGACCCTCGCTTTCTGTCCTGAACTTGCAAACTGCTTGTTCATTATGAAGGGTTTGTAGTTTGGGGATCCAATATTCACCATGTCCCTGTAAATATCAGTGAACAGGTCAGCGCCTTTGGTAATGAATATGGGTAGCTTGCCGTTTTCAATGGCATACCGGATCACTCCTGCAGCTATACGGCCTTTCCCTGTGCCGGTCTGGTGCCCAATGATCATGGCGTTCTTACCCTCAATATTATAGATAGCCTGACCAATACCATCAACCTGTTCAGCAAACATACCGGTGCCCTTCATCTCATCCAGGCTATTATAATTCAGCTTTTCACGAACATATTCATCGATGTCACCTATCTCATCACTCAACTGCATTAAGGCATCTTGCATCTCGGATGCTATGGAAGCAGGAACAATAAAGTTCCCGGATCCCAAATCGCTTAATGGTCTGTGAGATGTTACATCATCAGCACTAATATCACTTATGCCAAGCTCTCGCTTAGTACGCTGATCAGGCTTTCCAATGTTGTTTGTTGGTAGATCGAGCGCACTTCTTGTTGGCCGAATTTCTCCAAACCGTCCGACCTCTCCCCTTCGTCCCGTCTGATCAGTTCCCCCATCTGATTTATGTATTGTGGACTTGACATTATCTGTTCCGCTTGCCCTTGTACGTCCGGCTCCGGGATCAGGTCGAGAAGTGAATGGATTAGTGACTCTCTCGTTGTCGGCTGCTCCTTGTTCAGCAGGGAGATCAGTTTCTTCGGAAACCGTAGGGTCAACTCCTGAACGCTCTGTGGCTGGATTTTGGTCGGTAGCTCTACCGCCCACAAGCGAATCAGTTCCTCGCATGGCATCCACTTTTCGTTGTAGGCTATTGTTTTCATTGGCTTTAGTTTTTAATACGGTAATACGTTCACGAACATCGGTCCAGTTCTCCACTGGATTAAAGGCTTCTGATTGTAATGGAGCTGCACCTTTCTTCTCAGTCTTTCTTCCGTTGACCAGGATAACTTTAACAGGATAGCTTGCGCCCATGGTCTTGTACAGATCCCCTGGGAGTTGAATCACATCCTCAACATAGTAGTTCTTGTATAACCAGTTGAAAAACTGAAGATCGTTTTTATCGCCAGGCTTTCCGCTTCCTACCATCTGGCCGTTCGCTTTCCACTTAATATGGCCTCCGGTAATGATGGCTGCTTTTCCTGTGTTGCTCAGTGACTTTAAAGCATGGGCAACCGGCACATATTCACCATGTAGCCAGTATCCTTCAAAATCTTCAGTGGTCCCGCCAAAAGGAGGATTGATATGTACTGCATCTACGGTCTGGACATCTAATTGGTCCTGTATTCCATGAGTGCTGTCCTTGTTAAATACCCTATACCCTTGTTCGATAAGGTTTTGATACCTACCCTCATCGATCTCATTGGCCCGGACACCCCTACGGTCTGCACTGATCAACAATGCCCCGTTCCCTGCACTGGGATCCATGACATTATCGACACTTTTGGCATTGGTGTACTCTCCCATCAGGAAAGCCAGTGGCACAGGTGTGCTGTACTGTTGCTTCTCCTTAATGGCACTGGTCCGGTATGATAAGGTTGGAAATGTAGAGTACAATCCCTGGATCCTTGAAAACTGATCAGCTTCATTTATGGTGTTGTCCATAGCTATGCTACGGGCAACTTCCACCATGGCCAGCTCTGCCCTCTCACGGATGGCAGTCTTGTTGGTGACACCCCACTTGGCAGCTATCTTGATTAATTCTCTGAAATCAGCAATAGGCTCACCTTTCCAAATACGGTTCTTCACCTCCCAGGTAAATGCTCTCTGACGGATAAGTTTATGCTTTGCCTCTGTCTCGCCAAGGGACCTGGTGAAAAAAGCTATTGAATCGTCAACCTTTTTCTGTGAAGAATCCTGGTGACCTTTATCCAAGGCCCGGGCATGGGATCCTATCCCGTACATAGCCATGATTGGAGATGATGGATAGAACTGGTCAGCCAAATACTTTATTTCCTGTATCCCTTTTCCTGTAAATCCTAACTGAGCAAGTATCTTGTGGTGTTCATTGGTCAGTTTAACAAGCCGGTTCAGATCCTCTTTCCTTGCGTTTTTCAATACATAAGGGGTGAGGGGATCCCCACGCTTAACATTACTCTCCAGAAGGTCCATTACATTTTCCAGTGTATAGTCCTCCTCAACGGGGATCGGAGCGAATATAATCTTCCCGGTTTGAATATCATCTTGCCGCTTTTCAAACTCGGCCACCCTTCGCTTGCTTGCGAGATCCTGCTCCCATGCCAACTCAGAACCATCATAAGTTCTTGGCTCCCTATACATCTTCTTTTCAAGCTGCTCGGCTTTGGCCATGTCACCTATAGACTTGTAGATGTCAATGATCTTGGTCAGCTCGGTCCTATATTCTTTGTTGTCGAACGGCTCAACCTCAGTGGCTTTCCCTTTTGCAATCAAATCCCTGAACTTGTCAACGATGACAGCTTTCTTGCTCTCTCCTTTGATTGATACAGGATCCTCTATGATGGCTACGGTCAGCTTCTCAAACTCTGCAGGAGCTTCACCAAACAATCCTCCCAGATCTTTCACCCTCTGATCCCTGGGGTCCGTCCAATCCTCAACCCGGACTACCTTAACCTCCTTATTCAATTCAGGAATAAAGAACACCTTACCCACAAGATCTGAATACTCCGACTGTGTAGGGATGGTTGTCTGTCCTGCAGCTTCGTTCCCGGCAGTAGACTTTGACTGTTCAAGGTTATTAATCTCTCTGTTAATGGCTTCGATCTGAGCATCAAATGGCTGCAACGCTTTCTTGATATTCTCGTCTGATGGATCAAATGTTTCATCAAACATACCTGGTGCGCCAGTCTCTACTTTGGTGTCACCGAACAGCCCTTTGCGACCAGTAAGTTCGGAATACTTCTTCTGCTTCTGCTTCTGGATGGTTTGGATCTGATTACGCTTATCCGTGATCTGCGCATCGATTTCGTTGATTACCCTTTCTCTTTCCCTTTTATTTTCTCCGGGTTTTGTGACCTTAGCTTCGCCAGTGTCAAGGCGTTCTTCACCAGGCTCGGTGACGGCTGCTTCTTCTGTTTGCTTGATTTCATCTTCGATATTTTTTAGGTAACGACTTTTTTCCTCCTCCGTCATAAGACCCATCTTAATGGCCTCATCGACATTTTCAGGACTCAGCTCACCAAACTGGTTGGTGAACTCGTCCAGTTTAGCGTCAGCAATAAGGTTGTCTATTTCCTCAACTGAAACGCTGGTAGCAGGGTGCCTCTTTGTCTTTTTTATTTCGATAGCCCCAACTGCCAATGAATTTTCCAGTGCATCAAGTAGCTTATTCGCTGCAACGGTTTTCTTTCCTTCCTCAATATTTTTGATGCCCGAAGCGATTTGACTGGCCTTTAAGTCCACATCATAATCCATTAAAAATCCGGGATACGTGATGACCTTATTCACAAAATCAATAAACCCCTGATCCTCATATTCGTTGAGTGCAAGGTGCGCATCGATCTCTTCCTTGGGAGTGCGCATCTCCGTTTGTTTGATCTTCTTGCCATTCTCATCCTTAACAACCATCTGCCCATCTACCATGCCGACAATGTATCCAAGATCCGCAACAGCCCTGCTTATCTGTTGCATCAGGTCCCCCTTAATCTGAGTGTGAGTGGCTGGCGTTTTGTTCCATTGGGCAACTCGAATTACCAGTGTGTCATGTTTCCTTTCCCTGGCTTTGGGATCCTCTACTGGTGGAGGTGCTGGTGGTTCTACCGGCTCCTCTGTTGGTGGGGTGGGTTCTTCAAATACTTCCCCGGCCAGGACATTTGTAATATGATCCTCAATGGAGATGCCTTTATCCATTTCTCCTTTCTGAACAGTAGAAATATCCTGCCACACATACCACATAGCTTTGTCAAACTCCTCATCGGTGATGGTGGGTGCAAGCTCACGGATCTTCTTCTCAATCGTGGGTTGGATCTTCTGTGCAAATTCGTTTACCTCGTCCTGCCACTGATCAACTGCTGCCTGCTCATCCTTCTCAATCTTCGCAATCTGATCTTCCAATTTCTTACGATCTTTCTTCTGGTCCAGGCTCAACCTACCCTTAAATTCTTTTTTGAGGCGTTCTTCGAGATCTGCTTTATCCTTGGTGATCTCCTCCACCTCTGCGGCAACGGCATCCTCCAAGACAACGAACCTCTTATTAACATCGCCCAACTTACCAGATAGGATCAAAGCTGGATCCCCAAGGCCCTGGATGGGTTCACCCGTAGGTTCTTCCTCCACAACCTTCTCCACAACAACTGCCCCTGCCGTACCAGGTGGCTCCTCTGGTGGCTTCTTATCATCCCTGATCTTTCGTGCAAGCTCCATGGCTTTGTACACATTAAGGTCAAGATCCGGCTGTGGTAATCGTTCGATGGGGTGGATAGACAGGGCCTCTGCCAATTCCTCAATGGAGGCGTAGTCCTGTCCTCCATATCTGATCATGCCTTCCTTCACTGGTGGCATGGCTTTTCTTTCCTCAATAGCTGTTAAGGATTCCTCTTTTATTGCCTCGGCTTCAGCCCTTAATATTGCATAATCTTCTGGGGTGTTGATTTTATGCCGGCCCGCTCCAAATAAGCCTATTGAATTATCAACGGTAAGATGATCTTCGGCATTTTTGACGCTGCCAGTTAGACCCTCTTTCTCCATTTTGTCAATAGCTTTAACGACACGATCAGCCACCTCCGTTCTTTCCTGAAGCTGATATTGGTCCATGAAGGGAGTTTCAACAAACCTCTCAGGTCTTTTCTCAACTACTTCTGGCTTTGGTGGTACTCCTTCATCAGGCTTTCCCTCGACTCCTTCGGTAATTGTGCTAACTTTAATCTTGTCTGTAAGTTCAACCTCTTCGGTGACGAACTCTCCTTTTTCGGCTTGCTCATTGATCCTATTATTTAGCTGTGTGATCTCAAATTCCAAGACAGACATCATCTCATCGATCTGCTCCGTAGTCTGCTTACGCTTGGGATCGGACTTCAGTGCTGCCAGCTTCTTATATTCTCCATAAAGGTTGTCGGCTGCCATCTTCAGCCGGTCATTCATTACAGGCTCTCCCCTGTCAATAGCATCAAGGGTTTCATCGGTTGCGTCCTCAATGGTAATCCCAGGTGTATCTGGAATATTGTACTTCTCCTGCTCCTCCTTAATCCGCTTGTCATCAAAGAATTTCCGTTCAGACTTCACCTTCTCCACATACTCAGGATCCAGTTTAAGACCGGCTGCTGTTCGTTTTGGTGGTTTTGGTGGTTCCGTTGGTGTGGGTGGTTCCGTTGGTGGTCCTGTTGGTGCTTCTTCCCCTGGCTTTGGTTTTGGTACTGCCTTATCGATACCCTTGATAACTGCTCCACCGGCTGTAAAGTATGCTCCACCGGCTGCTCCTGCCCAGAACGCATCCCAGGCTCCATCCATAGGCTCTGCATCCGGTCTTACGCCAGTGTATTTGTCTGTAAGGTTTTCGCCAACTGCGTTCACAAGTTCCTCGACTCCTTCCTGTACTGGGGCGGTCCATAAACCAACCTTCATATACATGGACTTTATCCATCCCCTAAGACCGGTCTTAACCAGTTCTTGTGTGGCTTCCTTCCCAATCTTCTTGATAGACCCTTTGATGAGGTAACCCAGTCCGGCTGTGCCCATTTCTGTACCAGCCTCAATAGTTCCGGTAATGGCTCCATTTAGTAAGGCCATTCCTTCTGGTGTTCCTTCTTCTATCAGACGCTCATACTTTTCGCCACCGGTCATCAATCCAATGGTAGCTAATCCGGCAGGTCCTCCAAAGGCAGCCATCATACTCATGGGTAAGCTCTCGGCTCCTTGCAGCATTGCTGCTCCAACAGCTTCCATTTTATCTCCGGCCTTCCACAGCTCAGTAATTGTTTTATCGTACCGTTCGCTACGCTCCAATAACTTCTTCTCCCTTTCTTCCCAGTTCTTGTAATAATCTGTTTTGGTGTCGATAAGCTCCTTGACATCATTGGACGCTTTTAAAGCCTGTACTGGGGAGAATTTGCCAAATCCAACCTTAGCTGCAAACTCCCCGGCCTTATCCGCTTTAGCTGGATTGACCCCTAGTTTTTTCATTTCCCAAGCTAATAACCTACCAGGTGCTTCAAGTAGTTTTTCAGCCATCTTGGATCCTTTTTTTGACCATCCGGGCAGCTTGGCCATTCCAGCCAATACACGCTCCCCGACATCTCCCATATAAGATCCGGAGTCCGGCTGCCCTTCTTCACTTGGCAGGGAGGCCAGTAAGCCTTCTGGTTCTCCATCAGGCATAAGAAGTTTGGCTACATCATTGATGTCTAAATTCTTGTCGGGAACGGGTTCTTCTTCGGCTGCAGCCTCTTCCTCTCGCTGCGCCTCTGTCTTGGGCTTCTGATTCTTGGGCCAGTCCATAGGAGGGACTGGATCCTCTGGTAGATAATCTTCAAAGGATGGGATGGGGAAAGGATCTATCTCTGATGGTGGTGGTGGGAATTTCGATGTGAGGTATTTTTCCCTGGCTGAAGCAACCTGGGTGGGGTCAGCCCCTCCCTCCATTTCAATAGGAACCAGGTAATCATCAAAATACTTATTCAGCCTTTCAGCTTTTTCCTCGTCAGAAGATTGGATGTAAGAGGGGTCATTGAGCATCCTATTCTCGTAGAACTGCGCTTTCTCACGTTCCGACAAACCCCTTCTTTTTGCAGTAGGGTTGTATTGAGGTTCCTGTAAGGTTTCTTTCTTTCCCATGGATTAGAAATTAGGGAGTTTGGTTAAGTTGATTATACATCTCGGCCATGCTGCTTTTCAGCTCATTGATCTCATATTCCTCAGCACCCATCTTAGTCAGGAAGGCATTATTGATACTCGACCATGGGGTGATAACTGTCTTTCCATGCTTGGAAACATAATCGCTCCATGAAATTGATCCCATCGCTTTCTCTTCCTGTGCTGCACCATATACAGATCGGGTGAGTAGGTATGGCTCGTATGACATAGCAATGCCTTGCTTCATTAATTCACGCTGCACCTCCATGGGAATAGGCTTTCCTGGCTTAACGGTGTACTTCTTAACTTTCTTATTGCCTTGTGCGTCAGTAACCTCTAATTCAACAGGCACATCTCCATCCCCATTATAGGTGGGCATATAAGAAACTGAAGCTGCCTTGTGGGATCCAACCTTCGTTCTGTCTGGCTCGGAACCGGTGCTGGTGTCTATCGCATCAGCCGGTGTCATAGCGTCAAACACCTCATCCACGCCAGTAAGAGGCATATTGTATGATTCAAACTCCATTTCTTCTGAACTGGAAGTTTCGGGTGTATCTTCCTTCTTCTTGCCCCTCCAATTCGTTGTATATGTTGCAGGGGTGGTGCTTGATGATTTCATTATTATCGGCTCCATCATGGCCTGGGTATCGATCACTCCGTCTACCCTGGGGATCCCGGCTCCTAATCCGGAAGGTGTATCTTCATCAGCCTTGGGTAGCCTGGATGTTTTCTCCGATGTGGTGGTTCCATGTAGACCGGAAAACTTGTTAGCATACCATTCCTTCGCATCCATTACAACGCCATCAGCATTTTTCTTATCGGTAGCTACCTCATAAGAAGCGTCTATGGCATTTTTCATGTTAGGCTCGGCCATCTCGTATCCTATCTGGTAGGCTTTGTGTACAATTTTTGGATCAGCACCGGTTACCTGAGTGGTGGTCATGGTATTTGTGAGAGGATCAATCTTTATATCGCTTCCCATAACCTGTTCTCCCTCAATCATAGATCCAACCTTTTTGGCATAACCGATAATATCCTGAGGCTCGGGCCTAAACACTACCAAGGATCCTCCGTTTTCTGCAAATGGTTGAGCAAATTCATCAACACTTTTAGCTTGATTCATGGCTTCAACATTAGCGTCAGTCAGTTCCCAATCAATCTTCTCTCTGTTGGTTGGATTTCGTATTACCGAAAGATCCTTCTCATAGACATCTGAATAATGTTTATAGATAGGTACGTCGGAAGCTACCTTATTCTCCAATCGCCCCATGGCCATTTTAAGATCCTCCCCTCCTTTTGTCTTGGCTAATCCGGACCAATCACCCGCCTCCTGGTCCTGCTTAAACATACTGCTCAGTTGAACAACATCCTTATTCAGACTCCTTGATATATTAGCGTTAACACCCTCAACGGTAGGCATCCTATCCATATAGTCCATATACTCCTTCTGGTCCATCTGCCTATCCGTAACCTTTTTTATTCGCTTTGTTTCAAGGTTATATCTGATCGTCTGAATAGGATCGTAAGAACTCTTACCAAGATCGGGTACGCCTATACCTAAAGGATCAGCACCCGCTGGTACACTGAAATTCACATCGCTATAACTCGTTCCCTTTGTTGCCATTGTTGTAGAATTTAAGAATATGATGCTTCTGATCCTTTTCCTTGACCTATTAAGGACCCAAGTTCACCGCCTGCATCACCTAATGTACCGGCTATGCCGCCAAACGCTTCGGCCCAGGATCCCATTTTATTTTTAAGACCCTCCCACTGTCCCTGACGGCCCATGGTGTCAAGCTGTGCTGCTTTGTTCTGAGCGTTGAGGTATGGGTCAGCCTCATTCCACCCCCAGGCTTGGTGCTGCCAATCGCCAAGGCCCTCTAAGGCTCCCATGTATTGATCCCTCCTCCCTTCCTTGAATTGAGCGTTATCAACACCCAGATTGGATTGTGCATCCATGTTCTGTGCATAGAGATTCGCAACACCGCCAAAAGCCTCTGCACCAGTACCCATCTCCTTCATGGCGTTCACACCACTGGCTGTTGCTTTATTGATTTGGTTCGTCATAGTAGTCATCCCGGGCATATTCTCAAATTGACCTCCCCGGGCCATCTCCGTCATCATCTGAATAGCCTGTGGGGTTTGCATCTCCGGACGTTGATATGCTGCGGATAAGGTTTGAGCTTCATCCATCATGCCCTGCCCAAGCTGCATTTGCTTCTTCCCCATCCTTGAACCCAAGGCTCCCTGTAAGATGCCGGATGTCAGGTCTATCCCTTTACTTATTATAGTTCCCCAAGGTGTTGCTCCCATGATATTATTTTTTAAATTATTTGCTTCGTTCGCTTGGTGTTGATATTACTGCAAGGTTAGAGATGGTAACCTTATCAGTGATCCCTACTGCGTTCTGGACCTTCATATCAACTCTGATATATAGTCCTCTCATCTCACGGCCATTCATTTCCTTCTCTGCCTGCGTCCCCGGACCAGGGGTATTTATATCTCTCAGGATCTCGCAATAAAATACGCCTTCCTTTTCCTCAATATTCACATCATAGATGTTGGTTTCCATCTCACCGGAAACGGCTGTTGCCTTCTCGGGTATAGTAATACTATTAAATTGTGGGCGGCCACCTGTCATGTAGGCATGAATAGCCTTGTAGATTTGAACCTTGGCGGGATCAGAAACTCCATAGAATACCAACTTAGGTGTTCTTGGGACTCCTGTAATTCTGTTATAATCTGTCCCGACCCACCATTCATAAATTCTGTCGGAGTTTGTTTGAAATAATCTCTTACCAAACCAGTACATAACCCCTCTCTGAAATGATACGTCAATTTGACTCTTCCACCTCTGCTCTGTTTCACTGAACGTAATTATCTCCGGTGTATCGGAACCCGTCCCAAAGAGACAGAATAATTCATCCGTGGCCATGGAGAATCCAAACTGAACCCACACGTTATGTTGAAAAGGATATGCGGCCAAGGTGTTAGCTTTATCAATGAAATACCTCCGCATTTTCTTGGAACTTACATCCTCTGGACCATTGGCCGCATCCCTTACAATGATTGCTTCCGACTCATCCCAAAAGTATAAATGCCTATTGTGAGTTATCACACTATCAGGATGCCTTGTTCCCCAGTTCTCCATTGCGGGACGAACTGAACCAAATACTTTATCTGTAAACAGGTATTGAGCCTCACCAGCAGCGGTAAAGGACTCCTGACGGCTGATGTAGATGCTCACGACCTTCGTGTACTGTACGACCTTTAAAACGAACCCTACAAGGCGTAGGCCCTCGATTGGACCATGCTCATCTTTCAGGTCCTTATAATCATCAAACTCAAACTCTGCAAGACGATTCAACTGGGATCCGATACTGACCTTCCCACCATGCCTTAATCGCTTCGTTAAAACATTCTGTTGCTGACTATCGATATTTGGTATTGGATTACCTTGTGAGGTGAGTTTATTTGTCAGATAGAAATCAGACGCATACTCGCTCTCACAGTATATTGGAAAATCGGCATTATCAAATACGTTCCTGAAATTCCTCCAATACTTCCAGTTATCGTGAGATGTGTTGTTGATCGATGCAGGCGTTAGCGGATAACCACTTGAATTTAGAACTTGATTTACATCCCCCCTGTGATACTTATTACCATACACATCTACGCCAATAGCGAAGGTCATTCCTGTAGTGAAATACAGGTTTGACTCAGTTACGAATGGACGATAGATCTCTACCCAAAGATTATCAGGCCATATATTTGGTGAGGATCCCGATGCCGGGGTGAATGTTATATCATTATTCATTGGGAAATACAACCACTGATCAGTTGTCTCAACAGCGCTTGTTCCATCACCAATATCATTCTCGTTTTCAATATCATCGAAAATAGCTACGATCTCCACATCGTAGATTGCATCATTGATCTCTGTAAGCACCCCAGAAGTGTTAACCTTCCCCATAATCCTGATCCGGTCACCTTTCTCCCACACATACTCTTCAACGGACCAGTTTAATAGACTATCCCGGGTAAGCTCTTGTGGTTTCTTTACACGGATCCTAAAATAGTCAGATGAGGTTGCGGGGGAGCCGGCAATTTCATGGTTATCTCCTTCTTTACCATACGCAAAGTTGTATCCCAGTAATTGTAGGTGCCATGAGGTTGACTTATTTCCTGCATAAACAATCTCGTAGCTTGCGGCTTGTGGAGGGGGCAGATGGCTTAGTTTGAATGTTATCTCCGGTCTACGCCCTACATTACTATCTGTGCTTTCTGTTGGGAATGGAATATATTTCGTCATTTCCGTTACACCGTTGAGAGGCGTAATCCTCCCCACAATGTCCCTGTAGATTACCGCCCAAGCATGAGTCGCCCCGGTCTTTAGTTGAGGGTACTTATCAATTTTATTTATCAGGGCCTCGTAATAAAACTCATAGCTCCATGTTTCGTATGGCAATGGAGCGTGTGGACCTTCAAAGAACCATGCACATAAAATATAACCTGACGGGGGAGATGCAAAACAGGTATCTACTGCGCCAGGGTAACTTGTGTTTATTGCGTTCTGGATCCCTGTTTTTACTGTTGAGGGATAAGCGTCTGTCCCGTTGTAGATGTAATTGATATAATGCCAAGTGTCTATGGCAGAGAATTTCATTCTGATCTTAAACGTACAGGCACCAGGATTAGATGACGGTATAGTGAATTGTAAAAGGTGTTCCCAATCATCAGCCGGTCCTACCCATCTCATCACTGGATGGACGTTTAGCCACACGGTCTGCAGTGTGATAGCTGATAGATCCTGCCACGCCAGCTCAATCTCCGCATCGACACCAATACGGCTATATCCCTCTGTTATGTGAGCAAACGACAGACGGTTACCCTCGATCAACTCCATGTGCTTTGCCCGGATGGGCACATAATGGAATAGATTAAATACATCGACTGACGGAATTACTTGTCCAGACTTGTCGTTGTAGAAGTACACATACATATTAATCCCCGCAGCCCTCACTCTATAATCCTTATCATTGACAACATAAATCTCATCGATGACGAACCAGGTGGAAGGATCCTCTGATGTTCTAGCCACTACCCGAATGGATCTGACTTGCTCATTCCCGGTATTTATCTGTAAGCGGATGGTGTTGTTGTGTGAAGGATCCGTTTCAGGTTTCCCATTTATTCCTTCCTCCTGTGATGGTGCAGGGACAAGGCTTGGTGGGGCGTATGTGCTTCTGCGGTAATCCATGTACACATACTGGTATGAAAACTGCCATGTCCTCCCTTTCAGTTGGTTCACGGCCACCGATGGGGTAGGCATATACTGGGCCAGTGGAGAAATCAGTGGAGGTAGTGCTGCCAGTGTGAAATTATTCGGATCTATTGGATCCAGGTACACATCAACCACTGTTGCAATAGGATCATAATATGCGGGTGCGTTAGGTGGATAATCGCCTTGGTATTGGGTGTTCTGAAGAATATCATAAACATAGTCTTGATAATAAACAATATCCCCTACATTATACCCGACACCCTGGGCATAGCCGTAGTCGTAATACACCACAACTTTATGGATCCCTGCATCCCAAGTTGTTTCCATCTTCTCCACATCGATCTGACGAATATCATTCACATTGTCCGTGAAGATCAATCGGCCATCAACGATCCGTGGGTTGTAGCACTTTTGCATATCAGCATCCCAGGCTTTGATATTCCAATCGTCTGCCAATCCCTGAAAAATGATCTTAAATGTGTTGTCCAGGATGTTGTGCTTATAGATGACAAATTGCCCTATACTAGACACCTCTCCATAGACCAATAGATATGCACGATCATTCTCCTCATCAAGGGCTACCCCCAAATGAAGCCATTCGCTTGTGGAGCTTCCCATGTTAGGGAGGTACAAATCTAAAGAAGATTTAATTGAAGATATTAATCCCTCATCACCCTGTTGCTGTGTCACGCCAGAGCGTAGGTTCCTCATCTCCTCATAATCACCTTTTTCAAAGTGTCTGGGATCATCATCGGTGTTAAGACCACCTATCGGAATAATATCTTCGTTACGCATTATCGTTTCGCTGTTTGTTTAGTATGCTTCCAAACGTGTCTGAGGTATTCCTCTTTCGTAAATGCACTCTGGAAGAAATCAAGTGCATGGACCTGCTCCTCATACTGGTCCTTCTTTCTCTCCTTCTCAGTGGCAGACACCTTGCTGTCATTCTCGATCAACTGCCACAATGCAAATGCCCTCAACGCAGAAACAGCTTCCCGTGGGATAACCGTGGTTCCTTGCAGCTTTATACCGGTGGAGATGTATTCTAAAACGATCTCTGCCCGGGGAATAGATCCTGAGAATATAATCGTTCTCATCTCCCTGTCTATCCGGTAGAACGCCTGATCAACTCCACCAGACAGCCCATACAGTCCACCTATGAATTGGCCGTTCCGGAAGTGATCTGTGAAATACATGAACTCCCCGGATCCGGAATCATCATCGGTATTGCCTACTGGGGCACCATCAGCAAAGGTTCGGGGGAATAGGATCTGCTTATGGTTGGTCAACACTCTCAGCTTCCCACCCATGGGCACCCCTATTCTCAACCAATCAACAAAATCCGCAGGGAGATCAACGGTCTTTGCATCAGACATCCTCAGATATACAACCTCGATGTTATCCAGGTGCCAAAGGTTGAGATCCGAATAACCCTCGATGATGATCTGTTCCAGGAAGGAATAATGTCTCATGGAGTAATCCCTTAACCTATTCAACACACTCATCACAACATAGGTGATAGTAGTTGTTCCTGTGGTTTTTGGTGTCGTTAAGCTCATTGCTGTCTGGCTTTATTGTCGTTTACAGTATCCTCTGGTGGCTTCTCCCTCATCAGAGCGATCACCCCATCGATCAGTTGTTTCTCCTTTCCTGCAGGAATAGATATTGTGGCGAAATCATCCACCGCATCGAACGGCACAATCATCTTCACCAGAACGGAAGTAACCCCATCCGGGACCAGGGCCACCTGTAATAAGTGGGAATGGTTCCCGGATCCCGCATTTTGTTCCAGGTAGAAGTTCGGCTTCGTGCTGACCGATCCCACATCCAGGGCATTGAATACCGCATTGGAATTGGTTTCCCGGTATGCAAACACATTGGTTAAATCATTGCCACACGCCACTTGCAGGATCCCCATACCGTTCGGCAACTGTACCGGTGGATAAGGTAATGGAACCATATTGTTCGTAATGTTGATGGTATGATTCAGTGCCCATGCGTCCAGGACACTATAATCGCTGTGCATCTTGCCTTCCATATAGGCTGACATAACAACATCGTTATAGGCCAGTGCAAGTAGGTTGGCTATAACCTCTGGGTGGTACTTGCCCCTTACATCATCCGGGGCATCACCACCGGCTAGGTGATCCAACACTAATTCGATGAGTGTGATCTTTCTCATTATTTCCGCTTTTTAGTGGACCTTTTTGGGGTCTTTTTAACTGGGGGTTTTTTCTTTGGAACCGACCTGACCCTGTGCTTTATTCCTTTTTTAGTACACCCCATGACTACCTCCTTTTTTTACGTGAGATTACCTTCCCCTTACGGCTTACATACTTACCGGGACCATGACCGGATGCTGGTACTGTCCGGTAGGCTTTCTTTTTGATCTTGGCTTTAGGCTTTGGATTGGCCATAGCTTTCGACCCTTCACGGATCTTCACATCAGCGTCCATTGCTTTATACCTGACTCTCTTTGATGGGGACTTGCCTTTGCTTACCTCACGAGAGGAGGCTGCGCTTGCTTTATTCCTCTGCTTCACCCCTTTTTCAGCCGTTTTTAAACCCTTTTTGTAGGTCTTAGTGGATCCCTTGAGGTACTTTTTTGTTGCTGCAGCCTTAGCCTTAGCTGCTCTCTTAATCGGTTTACTAGGTTTTGCTCGCATAATATTGAGTTTTATGGTTATACTCCCTGTGCTTTGTGCTGTTCAGCATACTGCTCCAACTGCTGTTCACGGATATTTATACCGATGTAACCAAGGATCATCATTGTGAGATCCCGATGAAGATGTTTGGGCCATTCATACTCCGTAGGGGATGCCCCTTCGGTGATATATCCCGTTTCTTGCACATAGTCGAACACTGGGTCCACTGGGTACCTGATGTACGAGAAATCGACCTGTGGTATAGCTGTGGGGTACACGTAGATCCCATCACTACGGATGAGGCATACGGGATTCTTTACCGTTGGCTCCTTGATGGAGTTCCCAGCCCTATCTGAATATTCATCCTCCGTCATCATCTCAACTGGCTTCCAGATAACTTTTGCTGCTCCATCCACCTGTCGTTGATAACCGTAGCGCATAGCATCAAACCTGAAATAATTTGCAGGAAAGGCTACAATGCCACTCGCTACGGGCTGTGCTGCCACTCTTTGCTTCAGGAACCTGGTTTCATCGGTCAACCGTTGAGTAGCATCAAGGTATTGCCGTGAGATAGGTGCGCCCAGTTGATAATCTTCAGGCAACCCCATCTTCACCTTGAACAGGTCCAGGTTAACAACTACGCATAGCTGCTTGAATCTGTCAGGTGCAATCACATTACCCTCATAGTCCTTATTGGCTATGTAATTCACCAATCCCCATTGCTCAAAAAGTGTCATAGTTTCTATTATTTTGTGTCATCCACCATCCAAAAGATCAGGTCCATAGTCGGTTGCGGACATTTCTCATGTGCTTCCATAAGGGTGAGGGGCACCATGAATGTTTCGTATTCAGAAACATCATCCAGAAACTCCTCATTATACTTTTTCACCTTCGCCTCATGCTTCTCGATCTCCTCCTTGAATTTCTTCTCCACCTTGGTCAGGTCCTTACGATAAGCACTTTTCTCATCGTTCTGCCCCTCGATGTCATAGATCATCTGAATCTCCCCTGGGTTCTTCCCTGGAACTTTCTTCAGTTTAGGCTGACCATTATCATCATTCACACAATGCTTCTTCGCCAATTCCTCCCTCTCCTTGGTAAACTTCTTCATCTCATCGGATTCGGCAACAGCCTTCTCCATATCATCAATTACCTCCTGCACCAAACGCTTGTTTTTGTTGACAGCATAAGTAACCCTGGGGTGTTCAAATTTTGCCGATTTTAAGCCTCTCATAAACGCATACAAATCTCTTTTTTTCATAGTCTGAATTTTTGTTGATTAATAATATTATAAAGTTACGAATTTTCTAATTCTAATACTCTGGCTTCAAGGCTCGCAATCCTGCTCTCCTGCGACTCCTGTACTGCATCAACCTCTACCAATGACTTGACGATATATGGAATAAGTGCCGTATCAGCGTACATCGGAACGTCAACCCCATTCTCATCTACCCGGTGTCTGATTGCTTCGGGAAAGTTTATTTCCAGATCTTCTATTACGAACCCAACCAGTTCCGCTGGATCACCTCCTCTGGCTGCGATCTCGTCCTTCTCCCTCTGTGAACGACCAATATAATTGTACCGCTTGGGCTGTGATCTTACGTCCCGAAACTTTGCCATTGATGATTCTGTCAATTCACGGATGTTGGCCTTATAATTCCGTGAGGAAACTGCATTGTAAAGCCTGAAACTGGTTGTGTCGGCAAGGAGCGTTCCGACAGTCGTTCCGTCCCCATCAACACACCATAGGTAAGTATTATCGGAAGTGGTCAAGGTGTCGAGTCCGGCCTGGATATAGATGCCATGCGCTCCTACTATATTCCCGTCTGAATAAAGTTTCAATGCGTAATGAGTACCAGAAGCGTTACTGTCATAGATATACAGCTTATCATTGGTGTTTGGAGCAGCGCCCAGGCCGATATGACCGTTGAGATCTATCTGAAAGTCGGCTGATGTGCTAAAGGCTGTTGATGAATGAATCTGAAACCTGGAAACTGAATAGTCGTATCCCATGAAGAACCTGGTCGTGGTATCATTACGAAAACGAATAGTTGAATCAGCGGTGGAGGCTGCTGTAAGATAAATATTCGCTGTTGATGATGCAGCGTCAATAGCTAATGATGATGTGGTTGAACCAAATATGGTAAAGCCAGTGGCGGTTTGAGCCGTCCTTGCTGTTGAGGCAAGTGATGTCCCAATGGCCGACACAAACGCCAATGCGGAATGATCCCATCCGGTTACTGCCTTTGTGGTGGTAACCTGCCTGTAAAAAATTGCTGCGTCAGTTGTCGCTGAATATGAGGATACAAATGCCGAAGCGGCTCCAATGGAGCTTTTCACATAAAGAGTACCGTCTATTGTAGCTGAGATTCCACATCCAAAGGATCCGTTTACCTCAAGATCGTATGCTGGTGAATCCGTTTCAATTCCAAACCTTTTATTGCTTGCATCGTAAAAGAGACCATTATCCGCTACGTTACTTCCAATCCTAATATCATCATAGTCTGATACTCCGTCCCAGTAATAAACACCACCCCAAGTGGTTCCTGGGGCCAGTGTTATCCTTTTGGTTCCAGAATAAACATTAACGGAGCCAGTAACAGTAAATGCCGATCCATCCCATTTTAAGGAGGATGAATAATCGAAGTTCAGACCGTCAGTCTGCATATAGGGAATGTAGGTTGCAGTACCGAAATCAACGGATGTTCCAGCTAATGTAGATACTGCTCTTTTTGTAAGTAATCCTGTGGCATCATCAATAGCAATTACATGATCCTCGGTGTCATCATCGCCTAATCCAATCCAATATGAAGCTGTAGCATCAATTTTAATATATCGAGTTGTGGAGTATCCTAGTTCGACAGCTCCTCCAACAGAAACGTGTGCATTTTGATATGACATTGTAACATAAGGATCCCCTGTTGAAATACCTACTTTACCCCATACACTTGCGCCTACTTCAACACCCATGTAAAATCCAGTTTGACCCATTACAAACCGATAATCATTACTGGAACTATCCTCTAATCGAAAATCATAAGCAGAGGCATCATAGGTAATTACCATGTCCTGAGTAGATGTCCCCCCCAGGCTAACGGCCCCGCCTGATTCTGTTACTCCTCCTCCGAAAGTGTATCCTGTTCCGGCTCCTGTGAGAAGAGTCCCGTCAGAATAGGCATTACCCGCATAGTCTACATAGAACTTTGAGGTGCCTGCGTTTCTTAATTCAAGGAGTTTAGACCCGGCAGTTGATAAGGTATTCTCAGTATCAAACATATACCCTATTGCAGAAGCTCCATCGGCAACATGGGGGAACATTGATATTCTATCCGTTGCCCCACGCCTATAACGAATTGTTTGGTTAGTAAGACCACCGGCAACAAAGCTCATAGAATCGTATAGATCAACCATTATTCCTGCCACATCATAACCAAGATCTGCACCTGTACGACTCATATAAAAAAATGGAGAACTGTATGTACCTGATATTGCACCAAGACTACTACTGAAATAATATGGGGCAGTAGTAGTATTTGTTGTGTTAGCACGAATCCCTCCTGATAATCCAAATATATCTGGACCACCGGAAGATGACCCAGTAAATACATATATGGCAGGATTAGACCCCTGGCCTCCTATGTACATATTACTGGCAGTTCCTACGCCTAGATTAAGAATACCATTACGCCTAAGTGTCATACTATTACTAAGAGATCCGCCATCCATGGTAGAAAACTCCATGTAAACCTCTTCATCGGAAGCAGTAATATCTGTCCACTTAAATGCAATCCTACCGACATCTTCTATCGCTCCCGCTAAGTTTTCCAAACCAAAATTCACAGCTACACCTAAACCTGTGGCTGCGGTTGTTGAGGTGGTTGTTGTTAGTTTAAGAACATCTAAGATGGTATTTCCAGCAGCATTATCAGCCGTTAAATACAATGTCTGAGCGGTTGTATCAACATAGAACTGGCTACTTGATTGAATATCACCTGAAGCGGAACCAAAAACTAAATATTGGTTTGTTGCTGTCCCCCAGGATAGATTTCCACCAGTTCCGTAACTCAGTTTCCCTGTCGAAGGATCGTAAAAAACCACATCCGTTTCGGAACCAACTGCTGGAAGATGTCCTGTTCCCCCCGTTCCTAAATAGAAATTACCATACGTGGTATCCCTTTGAAAGTAGACATTCCCTCCGGCTGACACTCCGGCCCCTGCTTTCAATGTAATATCGCCTGCCCCTGCTGCGCTGTTTGTTCCGGTGACAATATCGATACTCGCCTTAAAAGCTGAGGCGGGTGTGTAGATCTGATACGTGGTGGCTGCTGCTGTGAACACAATACCGTTACCGGCACCGATCAATAGGCCCTGTGTGGTGTTGTAGGTTAGGTTTGCTTCTGCGTTTAACGCATCGGCAACAGCCGTAGCTGTAATGATTCTGTCATTAGCCTGGTTAGCCACCGTAACACCTGTAAGAGTTCCAGGATCGATCCATTTCAGACCTGTCGTTTCAATATCATCTCTGGCTAATATGTACCCATCAGTACCTCCAGCTAAAACGGCAGGCACATTAGACCCATCGGCAGACAACAAATCTCCCTTAGATATATTAACAAACTTCTCTGAATACTCAATCAGAGTAGCGTGTACGTTCTGCGTTAATAATAGATCGTATTGTGCCATAATTCGCTATTTATTAGGTCCAATTTGTTGCCAGTGGCGCTCTCCTCCATGTGTCGGTTGCTACACACACATAGATGTAGTCCTCATCATAGGCTATCTGATCAACTGTTCCTGTTGATGTTGGGGTGGCCGGTGCTGTCTGCCACAGGATCCCCATCACCTCGGTTGCTGTCAGCGCATCGATATTCCCGGATGTTACCCTTCCAACGATAGTCTGCTCTGCCACTGTCAACGCCACTGGTGTATTGTCCGTGGTGGCATACAGGATGGTGTGAGCATTAAACGTAGCCTGGGCCACATAGGTCGTTGCTGCGTTTGCGGTGGTCAGGTAATCGGTGGCTGTCTCATAAGCCATCGTCCCGGGGGCACCCGCACCATCTTTGATTAACGTTCCGGTTGTTCCGTCCCAAATGGCGAAATATCCGTCAGTGGAACTGGCAGGTCCAGTAACGGCACCATCAATATTGGTTTGGACAATATCCCAGTTCGCTCCAACAGTGGCATGATCACCGGTTGCTGTGCTGTCGGTGTTACAAAGAAGCCAATCACCTACCTCAACATTCACACCAGACGCTCCACCGATCTTTCCTGCCACACTTACGACATACAGATCCCCTGCATCGGCAGCCGGATAATCCGGGTTGGTAGAACAATCGATCACACCCTTATAGACCAGGGCGTTGTTGTCACCAAGAATACCGTCCACATAGGTTTTGTTGGCGAGATCTGATCCTGCGGAAGGGGCGGTTACAACAGTTGCTTTGGCGAAGGTAGCGTCCTTGGCCTCGATGTCAGCGTAGGTCGCTCCACCATTCACCTTCACTCCAAACTTGGAAGCACTCTCGGCTGTCAGCTCAATCTGGAAACCATCGTTGTCCAGTTCAAAGGTTAAGGAGGTTGTTCCGGTGTCTGTGTTCTGAGTGTGACCGGCTGCTATAACCACCCACTTTAAACCGGTTAACTCGGCATCATCACGGACGAGCATATACCCGTCTGTGCCAGCGGCTAAGACAGTGGGAGTCTGATTCGCTATTGCTGACAGAACATCTCCCTTGGATAGGTTCACAAACTTCTCTGAATATTCTACCAGAGTAGCGTGAACATTTTGGGTTAAAAGAATATCATACTGAGCCATGATTCATGTTTTTATGTTAATTTATCTAAGGACTTTGCAATAATGCCGTTTGTTTCCATACTGCGCTGCCGGCTGATCCAGCCACAACACAAACGTAAAGGTAATCATCATCTACCGAAAACTCACCAAGCGCACCCGCATCAACTGAGCTTTGTTTGGCACCATAATTTGAATAAAATACACATCTAGTTCCGTCTGCAAGGGCATACTGGGGGTGATCATCATCGGCTAACCCCGTCAGGCCACCATGGTCTGTAATTCCACCACCACCTCCCAGTTGGGGCAGCAACCTTAGTACAGCATAGTCAACCTCAATGTAATGAGAGGTGTTTCCGGCCCCATTGTGATAGATCCTTAATGTGGACTCATTACTACCGTTCATATAGTCAGTATCCAGGGCAATAGGAATATCTATGATCGTAAACGCTGTTTGGTCTGTAAAGGATCCAATGGTGTCCCATCCAAGGGTGTCGTAGTTGTAAAGCTGAATAAGTACATCATGCGTTGCTCCACCATGGTAATACAGGTATAGGAACACATTGTTGAAATCAGTTACATTGATGTACTCAAACCGGATCTCAAACCCTGGATCCCCACTTTCTTCCTCAACTTGTATGACATCACCATCAAGATCCTGCACATCGCTTACCGTTCCGGTGTACCCATCAGAGGTGACTACATCTAGTACATCCGGTGGGTAAATGTATGTCAGAGCTAGACTGTCCACATAATCCTTTGTGGCGTAGATCTCGGTGTCCAACACCCATGTATCGATGGCTGTCTTTTTCAGGAAAGAGACTGAGGCGAACCCCAGTGCTGCTATGGCTGTAAGGTCTGCATCAAGTAGTTGATACAACCCTGCATGGTCACCCCATGAATAGGCATCATCCCAATTTGATGACTTGGTATCATACTCTGTTTTCCATGCTGCAATATCCACTCCATCAACCACTCCGGTAATAATGAGATCCCCGTTCACTTCAAGATCGCTATCGATCAGGATCCCTGCACCCGTTACAAATGATTTGAGTACCACGTTTCCGGAAGCATCGATCCCAATGTGCCCCTGCTCATCGCCATCGTTATCCTGGAAGGCAATAAGGTTTATTCCTCCCTCTGGTGTTCCCGGGGCAGATCCTGCGCCTATCTGCTTTATGATCAGTGGCCGGTCTGTTGAGGTGGCTATGGTGACTTGGCCAGTAAAGGTTCCTCCTGTTACAGGAACAAATGCTGCAGCAACAAATTCTACTGCATCGGCTCCTGGGTTGACGGCAAGGAAATATCCAGCGAACCCTGTGTATGTGGAAGGAGTATCCGGTAGGTCAACAAACGCTGTTGTATCTCCGTAGGTAAGCTCTCCGGTAGTCTTGTTGTAATAGATTATTGAAGTATTTGTTCCTGTACCTCCGATAGTTGGGAGATAGACTTCATCGTTGATAGTTACTCCTGCTGCTGCGGTAAGTTCTCCTATGGTATCTACATGAAAGCCAGTGCTAAGTATGTTTGCGATTAAAGTTCCTGCTACCGTAGTTGTGCTGGATCCAATATAAAATTGAATAGTTGTGGCTGCATTATAACGTGTATCGCCTCCTCCAATCTGTAAAAGATTGTTAACAGGCAAAGAAGCTACATAAATGCCTATAATATTTTCTTCCGAATTAGTATAGTGTGGGAATACAAGGGCTCCATCTTTAAGTGTATTATCTGTCCTTGAAAGATGGTCTGTAAAATCCGACCCCAATAGTATGTCACGCCCATACTGATCCAGGTATACTGCATTAGCCAGGGTTAGTTTTGAACCATCATACGTAAAGCCTGCTGAATAATCAAAGTCCGATAACCCTGCATTTGTATATGGGATCTGATATTGTGCTGTACCAAATGTTATGTTGCCAGTAAGTCCATCAACATAATCCTTATTGACCAGGGATAGACCAGTATAACCGGATGAATAATCCGATGCTTCGACTAATCCATCTACCGTCACATTATAAATTTTGTTATTGGCAGGTGTTATGCTATCGATCACCTTTAGTTCTACTCCACTCGGTATAACGCTGACACTACCCTCTGTGGTGCCATTCCCGGACTTCTGTACAATACCACCCGATGCTGATATGCTTTGGCTGACGGTGTTTCCTGCATCCGTACCGGAGAACAGTACCTCGTTCCCAACCATGTTGATCGTGGTGGGCTGTGTTATTGTTCCTCCCCAAACGACATTGCCACCCCCCTCTGTGAGCGCATTGGAGAACGTATATGAGCCTCCCACTCCTCCACCGGTCCATGGTGGGCATGGCACCACTAACTCTGATGTAGATCCTCCGCAGATGCCTGCACCGGTGTATTCGACCTGCTCCTGAATGATATAAGCCTGTTCATCGGCCTCTTCTGCATCTCCGGACCAGTATGCCTCATTGAGGAGGTGCCAGGCAGTATTGACAATCACCAGGCGTTTTTGATATGCTTCCTGATTGTTGAGGTTGCAGGCCATCGCCTCACGGTAATATGTGAGCATGGTGTCTATGGCATCATACATCGCTCCAATACAGCCTCCGTACACACAATGGGTAAACTCCCCCTCACCTTCCCAGTAGATCCTGAGTAGATCTGGGTTGCGATACTCGACAAAGGAGTTGATAAGTATGGCCCACTCATTCGTGTAGATGGGTGTGACCTGTACCTGGGCGTTTGAACTGACCACATCCGGAGGTGGAACGGCCAGTTGTGTTGGGTACTGTATCCTATGCTCACGTATGATCTGGTGAACATTGGGTCCATACTCTGTCGTGTCTGTTGAGGTTAGAACACCGGTATATGGCCCGGAAGTGGTTGTATTGGCAATCGTGGCCGGATCCAGGATGTACTGGTATGTTTTCAGGAAATTGTAATACTCATCCAGGGTGGAATTATACCAGGCAATTTTCAGCGTATAATTCCCTTTCAGAATATTCGCATAGTCTGTCAGTGGATCCAGGGGCAGGGTAATCGTTTTGTTGAGGTATCTACTGGTGGCAGGAACAATGTCCGGATCTCCAAAATCCTCGTTCCGGTAGATCTCTCCCTCCGGGCCGATTAGTATGATCGTGGCCACGGCATCGTTAATATTCCATCCCAGTACACCGTAATCCAGGTTGTCCTGAACGATGATGATCGGGTGGTCTGGTCTTAGATCGATGGTAAAAACAGCATCCCCGGCTGCCTGTGCTGCATTGACCAGTACACCAGACGTTCCAAACGAACTGTTAATGGTACCTGATATGTTTAATATTGCCATGTTAGTTCATTTTAACCGCCAACTGATTATAGTTAAACTGGGCCTGATCGCCAGTGTTTATATCAACCGGTGACGGAAGTTCTTTTTTGAATAACATATTTCCATCTATCAACGAATCCATAATAGCAAAATGAGTGACCGTTACAAGCGGATCGTCATTCGGCTGCCATGTGGCAACGGGAATGTTCTTCGCTCCTTCATCTTTGTACTCCCATCCTGACAGCCCTCTCACGATGGGAACCCGGGTATAGCCATCGTAGGCCGCCTCCACGTTCTGATCTCCACTTTCGCCCGGATCCCCAGTGAGCAATGCGATGTACAGGTTCCCTTCAATGTCGGAACCTTTCAGTCCATTCTGATCACCTAAACCCACAAGATCTTCATTCATAAACAACAACTCAATAACTGCCTGTTCCATATAGTCGGTGGCATCATCAGCACCAATGCCTCCACCCGTACCTGTGTTAGGGCTTCCTAGCAACTCCCGGATCGTTCCGGATGAAAGTGTAGACGCTATTAATATTTGTTCTCTTACCGTTCCCATTACGGTGCATTTTGATTGTCCAACAATTCAAGTGCATTTTCTTCTGCTGTTGGTATAGCCTCCAAGCTCTGTTCAAGTAAATAGAACTTATATGCACTTGTCTCGTTAAGAATAGTTACCCCATTCCATAATCCTGTGGGAATATGATCTCCATTAACATCAATAAGTTTTCCCTCTCCTCTGGCTACGATACTTCCTCCGGTAACAGTGTTTTCAAGCACTGCCTGTCCACTTGCAAGGTCGATGCTTACAGATTCACTTCCTGTTTTGTTTCTTAGAGTTATTCCTCCGTTGTACCCCCTTATCGCTAACGACTGACCGCTTCCCCCCATGTCTATTACTGGTGTTCCAACTCCCGGAACCCCTGACCAACAATCGAGAAAGTGAGCTGTTTCTGATCCTCCCAATGTGATTACCCCTGCTGTAAGTACGCATGATTCTATATATCCTTTAATGTAGGTCAAGTTATCAATAAGACAACCGCTCAATCTTGAATTTCCATCAAGCGTTCCTCTTAGGTGAGCATCAAAATATGCACAATCCTCAACGTCGGCAATAGCATCAATATCTATAATAGATCTATCCATCCCTTCGCCAATAAAAGTGTAAAATTTTAGAGGTGGTGTAGCAGATGTAATACTTGTGTCTTTTATAACATAAATAACTTTAGGTAATCCTTGTGATTCCTGAACGGCTACAACAGAGACGTAGTCTTTTGCTGGGTTTACCGGTGTGCCAACATCGTAATCGCCTCCTACTGTTCCCAGTATTTCATCTAATGTTATACCTCCGTTATATGATGCGAACTGTATAGCCACAAGCTCCTGAAGTGTTGCTGACGAGCTGTTGGCCAAAACAATCTGTGTAAAAGCGGTTGGAAAAATAGGGCTGCTGACAGGATCTCCGTTTGAGTCAACCGCCACAAGGTTTCCACCAGACACGTTACACTGTGTATATGCCGGCCCTGATCGTGCCTCAAATGCCAATAAAGCATTATTCAAGGTCAGGGTAAGCCCAACCACCACACCGCCACCCAAAGGCTCTTTACCGGCTCCCGCTATGATGCGGGGTTCATCCACCTGTACCACTTCTTCTGTGCGGAGGGTGTCATACAAATCCTGCATGGTGACCTCAATCGAAGGAGCATCTACTGTGATAATCCTTGGACTCAAAGACCAGTCAATCGATATATCATTTCTTACGGCCATTTTGTTTGATCTTCTTTATGCCATCCTCAAGTCTATCGGTAATAGCTCTAAGCTCCATTGGATGGAATGTACCGTGTAATTCTATCCAGTGCTGTCCGGGTAGGACGTTCCCTACCCGGTCCTTCTTCTTTACAGGTTTCAGGTTAGCCATTATCAAGTGGCCTGTGGATCGTCTGCAAGAATCGGTGTGAACGGTAATCCGTTGGCCGCAAACTGCGCATCCTGGGTATATGGCTTATAACCATATTTCCGAGTAACAGTTCTGCACCAGAACGGAGTTCCGCTGTAAATGATATTATCAGAAGATTCTGAAGCAGCATCGGCCAACACATCTAGGAGAGGAACATAAACATCAGCATCATCCGCTTCTCCTGTTGGATCGGTAGTAACGGTGAAGATGCTTCCGGTAAAAGAAGTATAGACATATTGCGTATCGCCAACCCTTACAATCCCTGTCTGTGGAGTCTTGTTGATGTCAATAGCCTCATTGACTTCAAGGTGAGTAGCATCGGAAGCTGGTTGATTATGAGTGTATTGATCTTTGATAATCGTTCCCCCATCACCCGTAATCTCTGCAACAAACACATTCGTTGTAGAAAGATTGGTGTGAGAGGCAATGACCTTCTGGTAATCAGGTGGTGCCTGCTGATCACCGTCAGCATCGATCAGAACGAAGTCGGCAGTAGTATAATCAGATAACCAGATACCTCTTGCTCCGTAAAAAGTGGTTCCGGCAAGTGTACCGAATGGTGCAACCTTTACATCGGCATAGGTTCCTTCAAGTGCTGACCGATATTCTTGTCCTTCATCTGAATTAACAGTTGAAGCAGAAGCGTATCGCACGATCCACTTCAGCCACTCATAGTGCTGCTTCATTGTAGCACCGTTACCATCCACATCTGCCTTGTAAGGCTGTAGGCCGTCACCATTGTTCAAGTCTCTGGAAATATCAGCGAATACGGGTAATACTAGAGTATATCCGGCAACCACATCTGTAAAAGCGGTGGCTCCATCATTGGTGGTTGATTGCCCGGTTGCTGTCTGTGCCTCCCGGTCACTATATTCAGTCAAGGTTTCAGATATTACAAATGGTCCTCCCCTAACAGCGTTCAGGTAAATATCATTAGTAACAATCTTCTCAATCTTACCAACAGCCCCGGATGTTCCTCCGACAACAAATGTTCCAGCAACAAAACCTGCAGCACTGGTGACGCTCAGGTAAAGTTCGCCAGAATCATTGTTACCGTCCTTTGAGGTGTTTATACCAACAGGGGTCCTACCATTTGAAATATCGGCAAAGTTGTGGTCGTAGAAATCACCAAACTCTCTGGCAAATAACCAAATCCCCCCTTCAATAGCTGCTCCTGCAGCATTGTTTGATTCAATCCAGACACCAGTATCTTTTACCAGAACCAATATATCTACGTTGCCTGTTATCCACCAAGGAGTCACTTCAGCATCATCTTGAATAAGATAGATCTGTGTTCCCTCAGTTTGATCTCCAATGGAATAAGCATTGGACCAGAAAGAGTCTGCTGTGGCAGTTCCAGAGCCGGCAGGATCCTCAATATCTCCCCCTTCCAGGTACTTGAAGTCATCTGCATGGCCGAAGGTCCAACCATTCAGCCACTTAAACACTGTCGGGGTTTGAGATTCAATACCATACGCATCATCCATCTGGGCTGTTGCGGCAAACTCCCCCGCCAGCCATTGGAAAAATTCAAGTATAGGCCCTACGTAGGTGTTATCACCAAAGGCAGCGGGTAGATTAGTCCCTGTGCCCGAATCATCATTTGTGACTGTTTTAGCGTCATAGTCTATCGCCCAATCCGCTGAGTTAAATGCCATAATTTCTATTTTTAAGGTTCATTTTTTATGTTTGTTGTGGATCAACTATCAATGTTACTGGTATATCCTTTGTGCCTGTGGCTGGTACATCAGCAATAGCCACCCAGGGTTTGTATCCATATTTTCTTACTCTCCATGTCGCTCCTGCTACCGCACCATCTGTATGGGATACCTGAGCTATCCCTGTGGTTACATTTGTTGTGGTGTTCATTATATATGGAACGGCATTATCATCATCAATATATGCAAAAGCACTCCCAACAGGATCGCCAGCTTCATCCCTCACGGTAAGTATCAGGGTAGATGAACTGGAAAACGTAACAGTATCTCCACCCGGATTGTATGAGTTTCCATTTGATGTTCCGGAAAGAGCAATCGTAACAGCACCACCAGAAGTATTATTCACATCATAATCACTGGCATTGTCATCATGCACAATATTGCTAAAAGCGGGAGTGGCATCACTACTAGCATCAATCTCAATATCTTCATCACAAATAGCAAATGTAAGATCTGAAATATTTGTATCACTGGATGGCCAAAGTACAGCACCACCTTCTGTTCCCGCATAGTTATTTATATTATTATATTTAAATGTTCCGGTACTTGGGTCAATCTGAAAGCAATCATTAAATACTGCTGATTGTATATCACTAGTTGAAGCAAAATTGATAAGTCCTGCTCTTGTACAATTCATTCCATTAATAGTAACATCTGCAGTAGCATCACTGGCATCAAATAAAAATCTATATGTATCAGCCGTACCAGAAGCTCTTAATGTCAAAGCATTTATAACAGTTGTATTCCCTGATCCCTGTAGCTTAAACTGGTAAGATCCAGCTTTAATATAAGGTTCCTCTTTAAATACAAGAACTTCATTAGTTGAATTAAATGTAGTGGTAGTGGCTCCATTACCAATAAGTATCTGCCCTTGAGAAAAGATTATATCTTGTATATTCTCTAATACCCCATATTGGTTTGCTTCTAATTGATCGATTGCAGCAATATCAGTTATATCAAAATCTGTTCCGGTAACAGTTAATCCTGTACCATATCGCATAACATCAATCCAGTTATTAATAACTGAACGAATATTCCCAGAAGAACTATTATCAACAATAATATCTATATCATTTACATTACTACTAACAAAAGTTCCAATCTCTGTACCACCAGCAAGATCAAGCACAAAACACTTCCATGCTCCATTCCATATCTTTGTTGTCTGATTAGCTATTTCATATTCCCGATAATTTCCTGCAGTTGATATAATCTGAACCTTGACAGTAGTATAATAGTTTGTAAGGTCAGATTTAAACCATAGATATAAATGAGTATTTGTTGCACTCATGTCATGTGAGCTTCCATCATTCCATGCAGCGGTTTCAGAAGAATTTTTACTTACCTGCCATGATTCAGAATTGGTTCCTTGAATATGTGTATTATAAGCATCAGCACCATCGGTCCCACCCCAGTTGCCACTGTTATCATTATTATCTAGCAAAGTTAAATTTGCTGTTACTGCTGCTGCCATTTAATCAAGGTTTACTGTCAATGTGTTAGGTCCAAATTGGGGTTGTACTTCAATCGAAATGAGTGCGGGTGCGGGTAGCTCACCATGGTAGATCATATCATCACCAGATAGTGTCTTGCATATCCCAAAATGGGTGTCCGTTTCTGATCCACCGGTACATTCGGGGAAATTCACATCTGCAAAGTTCCTCGCCTGTCCGTTGGCCTCTGTCCATCCGGTTCCTCCCCTGGGTACTGCTACCCGGGTATATCCACCCCAAGCAGCTTCATTGGTAATATCACCAGCCTCTCCGGGATCCTGGCTTAATAGACAGATATAGACATCCCCGGGGACTACTGATGGGAGTAGGCCGCCTGCATCGCCCAGGTTGGTAATGGCCTCATTCAGTAGGATATGTCTGAGGACTTCTGATTCAAAACTGTTTGTTGCTCCCATGTCTGTTTACTTTATGTAAGTATGCCGTACCCCTACTTGAAGGATACGGCACAAAGAACATTCTATTTATCGACTCTACTCCGGAGTTGCATCCAGAACAGGTTCCTCTGCTCCTTCTGCCGGGACAAATGATTGTCCTTTCAGGGCTGCAGCAATTTCCTGTGCAAACTTCCTGTTCCCAAGATAGTATGCGTAAAGAGCTTCGTAAGGGTCTTTCGATGCTCCAATCTCAGCAAAGGGTAGATTCTTCTTTCCATGCTCAGTCACCCAGGCCCAGGTTTTCTTTGGGACTGTGTAGATAATGATCTTCTCATCGACAGCTTGTTGTAAACTTGCCCTAACATCTAAGGCTTGTTTGGCATCAACGAGTTTGAGGAATTTAGAAATGCCCTCTCTTTTATCCGTGTTGATCACGCTCTCTACAGCCAGCTTAACCTGGGGCAATGACAGCTCATCAACATCGGTAATGAAATAAGCCTTTGCGATTTTCCTCAACCGGTCCTCTCCCAAGCCCAGCTTGGTTGAATAGATAAGGGCCTTCACATCGGCCAGGGCCTCTTCCTTTTTTGCTTTTTTGAAAGCATCACCAACCAGATCCTCAAAGATGCACTTAGATACCTTTCCATTGAAGTTATCTCCTCCCTCCAAGAAGGGGCAGCAATATTGCAGCCAGTAGACAAGTTCAATATCTGTATCGAGCAATAACCTTGTTCCTCTAAGTATCAGGTTGTATGGTGACCAAATAGTACGTCCATCTGTACCTGTAATCTTATTCTCAGCATAACGCCAACTCTCAGTACCGGTTTTCGTCTTGACCGTTGCGGACATTGGAAAGGATATTGAGTTTGGTTTGTCCGGGCGAGTATTATGCTTGCTCCGGCTTTTCTTTATCCGATTTTGCGGATATACTAACCGAATGGGGAACTTGGGAAACTTCTTCTTCAGCTTCGCTAGGTCCGCCATTGTTAACTTGTAGATCTCGTCATTCCTATATAACATAGCTTTGAAAATTTAATGTAAAGTGAAAAAGGAAGGGGTATTGCACCCCCTCCTCTAAATTGCATTTATCATGCAGGCTCCATCAAGACAAACTGGTTTCCACCACGGAAATGCGCACCGACATGGCATCTCTGATATGTGTCACGCTTGTCAAACTCAGTAACCTTCAGTCCTTCTCCGGCACCACCAACTTGCCAGGCTTCCATTCTACGATTATATCGACCAAGGCCACGGTACCTGGTACCAATGGACTCAACCATATTTCCGGAAACTGGATCCTTCTTCTTGTTGATAGGCATGAACAGACCAAGTTTGGGTCCAATATTCTCATACCCTGCTGCACCGTACAACTTGGGGTTGTTGAGAACACCCATCCGCTTGAACAAGAATGTTCTTTCGGATTTGGTCAGATACTTGAAGTTCACGGAAGCGGCCAGTGACTCGTTTGAGTTAAACAGAACCTCATTCGCTGTTTTATGAGCGAAGATAATGTTGGTGTCTGTAAAATAGGTTTTTAAGCTATTCTCAATGTCCTGGTGCAACTTGATCCCAAGTAATCCAAGGATATAGTTACCTGCTCCTTCACGGTCAAGGGTATTGTCCATCTCGTCAAATTCCAGAACATCAAATGCTCCGGCAGTGTACGATTGCTCATTTCCTACCCTACGGGTATAAGGAATCATTCCCTCAGTGGTCTTAATCGGGCGACCAGTATCAGGATCGATAAGCAATGCGTTGACGGTTCTCTTACCATACAGTAGCGCACCATCGATGCGCAGGGCAGTACGATAATCAATATCTACTTGACCAAGGTGATAGTACGCAGGGATCTTCACACCCTGAGTAGTCACATTGAACCAGGTTTGATTTACCATTTCAGAACCAGTGTACCCGATTGTCTCTTTGATGATCTGAGCATCGTTCTCATACTCCCAGGTTCCCCTGATAGCAGATTCCGGCTGTCCCGATCCCTCTGAGAAGGCGTTGGTGATGATGATCAACTCCTGCAATGCTGTGAGTGCGGGGAATTGCTCTGTATCATCATTAAGCCTTACGGTTACTGATGGTGCTGCTGGCGAACTCACATCGATGTCGATAACCGATCCGGTCACTTCATTGGGGAATAGGATAATATCCCATTTCCTCAGATAGAAGTTGTTGTTGGCATCCAAAGAGTTGGCATCGATTACAAACACAATGTTCGCTCCGATTGCCGGCTGCGCCACGATTGCGTCAACGATGATAACTTCATGGATTCGATTCTCTTCATAATGTGAGTACGTATCGAGTGATACTTCCTTCTCAAATCCCATGGACCTGAGCAGTTGGAAGTAGGAGGCACCCTGATCACCATAACGGCTGAACAGGACGTTCATTTTCTCCGGCTTGTGAATATCGAAACCGGAAACGATGTCTGAGGCGTATATTTGCGCAATAGCATCTGGATTCATAATATTTCAATTTTTAGTTAAACATAATACACACCTCTTACTTACTCAATTACTGGTTATAAGCATCCATCTCTGCATTAAAAATATCATCCTGTATCTTCTCATCATCGGAAAGAACCGGTGCTGGTGTTACAGGTGGAGTATCATTATTGCGGTCAGGTGATGGATTTGCATAGACAGCATGGACCTCTTCCTCCGTCATTCCCCTCGCTTTCTCAAATACGGAATGTACGATGTCTGGCAGCTTATTAATCATCAACTGGTTATAAACCATAGTAGAGATTGTTTTCACGTTTGTTTCGTTAAGTTCCATACGGTTCTGAACGGCATAACCTTTGACAAACTCAGTGATCTCCTTTTGTTCGGATTCTGAAACTTCATAGTCCAGGAGAGCCTCTTTACTGTCCTTGATGGGTATTTTCAGCTTTGCCAGTGCGGTACTGACGTTTTGGCCCACACTATTCCAACCTGACTCTAAGGTTGCTTTCGCCTCCGGGGTTAACTCCTTTGGCTGTTGAGGATCATCGTCTGGTGTCGGGACAATTAACTTGTCCTTCAATTCTTGTAATGCCCTCTTTGCGGTGGCTCCATCTGCCTCCATTCCAATTTTATTGACTTCAAGATCAGACTCGTCAACCTGGTCTGGATCCACGTTGTACTTCTTCTCGAAATACTTGCGTATCTGTGGCTCCTTACCAGAAAGTTCGGGGTGATCGAGTACGTATTTGGTTGTTAACGCTTCCATGGAATCCATGGTCGCAACCTCCGCACTGTTGATCTTACTAAAAACCCCATAATCGCCTGTGCCAGTTTCTTTCACGAACTCGTTAAATAAAGCCATCTCGTCATTTGCGAAATTTGTTTTGGGCTTCGACTCAAGTTTGCTTTCAAGATCAGTCTTTGTCTGTCTCAGACTCACGACCTCATCCATTAAACCGACTATATTGGCACTCTTGGCCTCATCTACCGTCTTAAAACGATCTCCGAAAATCTCTTTCAGCATATCGCCTTGCGGTGGACTGGCCGGATCTACTACTGGTGGTGTTGGTGTTGGCGGATCTCCTATTGGAGGATCTGCTACCGGTGGATCCGGTGTTGGTGTTGGAGGATCTGCCACTGGCGGATCTGCCACTGGCGGATCTGCTGGTTCGCCTCCTGCTTGCTCTACCAAATTCGCTGCATCGATTCCTTCAATATCCTGAAGGGCTGCGAACTCAGGGTTGTTCTGGATTTCACTAAATGATTGTTTTGTCATAACTAAGCCGTTTTTTGTGATTGTTCTGCTTGTGCAGCATCGAAAGATTTCTCCAAGCTGATTTGTTGCATCTTCCTTTCATGCTCATTATTGTTGTTGCGATCTTCCAGGTCCAACTTATTTGTGTCCTGTTGAATTTTAAGGTCGCTCTCAAATTTCTTTGTCTGACGATCCTGGTCACCTTTGGTGGCGGCTGTCTGTTGTGCGTTCTTAGCGTCCAGGTCCATATTCTCCCTCTGGATCTTTAACTGACGATCCTTATTTTTCTTGCTGCGGAAGTTTAATACAATCTCTGCCAGCTTCTCATTGCCAGCCTCCAACATCCTTTCGATCATCATAAAGTCAGCCTCCTCGATGCCCACGAACCCATCCTTGTCGGGCTGCATAGATTTCATGGCTGCCTCCATAATCATCTGCTTGCGCTGTGCGGTAGGCTTCGCTTGTATCTGGATCTCCCAATCAGCATCCAATACCTCTGTGCCGATAGAAAGGATCTTCACCCCGGCACCACCCACAACAGGGATATACCCCTCATAGGCTTTCTTGTCGTGCCTGACAAGCAACTGGATCCTTATAGCTGCTGCCCGGGCCACCAGTTCTTTCAACCTGATGTATCCGGCATATATTGGTTTAAGGGCATTGGCGGTGGCCGCAATAGCCATCTCAGCGCCTCCTACGCTCTGGTTGGGGTCTGGGTTACTGGCATCGGCAACCTGATTGATACCTGTCAGGTCACGGATAAAGTTGAGGTTCAAATCAAAGAGTGTAATAAATTCCTGCAGTTGGGGTCCTATGCCACCGACAAGTTCCTGGATGGGCCTCATGCCACCTGGGACATTTGGTTTACCCATGTGGGTAGTTGTCTTGTAGATCAGGTCACCGGTGTCTCTCCGGATGGAAAGAATATCCAATGGCTCCATTTTCTCTCCCCCCAGCTTCATATTCATCAGGGAGGTGTATTCAACGGCTATCCCGGAGTTGGCAGACATAGCCAGGGCGTTCTGCATCTTCAACCAGGTCAACTGGATCTGGTCCAGGTTGGGAACGGAAAGACTTACGATACTCCGTCCAGGAAGTTTATAGAACTTGTAAGACAGCTCGACTTCTTTCTTCCCTTTGCGAGGTACATCGTACTGTAACCCATAGTCGTAGACGAACTCAGTGCCAACGATCCATTTGGCCCGATAGACAACCTTATACTCATTGGTAGTGGTCTTTCTGGTGGAATTGTCGTAAAATTTGTCATCCTCTTCTTCATATTTCCTGGACTCCCCCCGGGCATTGGTGCGGGTAGTGAAGTTCTTTGAGTTAATGGAGAACCATTCGGCATCCATTATGTCGATCATAAAATTGTCATACTTCCAGCCACCACCATTGATTTGCAGGTCCTCCTCTGTCCAAGAAGCAAGGTTTTGATTGGCGTTGCGCCCGTTATAGAATTGGGCCAGCTCACGTAGTTTTGTTTCTGAGATACCGGTGTTCTTCCGGATATTGGAGATAGATTCAGAAACTATCTCTCCACCATATTCTGAGTTGCGGTGGTCCCAGTGCTTTGAGTATTGCATGATCAGCCTGACAGGATCGACCCATCGTGCTTTCACCTTGCGGGTGTACTGATCCGTAAAGTCTTTTACTGCAGCACAGTTGATTGTGGCAAAGTCATCGAGCATCTTGCGCTTGATCTCCTTCCAATCAGAGATATACATCGTGTAGCTAAGGCCCTGCTCGATCTCTGTTTCTTTGGCCAGCTTAAAGCCTCCTACCTGTTGGTACATCTCCAACTCGTCCACTGTCTCAGGGATCCACTCTGGCTCTGGCTTGTAACCGGAAAACTCATTCACTGCATCCAGGATGGGCTTGTACCGGCCCTTGAACCACTTGCGCAACTTCTCAACATCCCTCTCTTTATTACTTGTGGGATCTACTGCCGTTGCTACGATGGAGTGTTCCTGCTCCTCAAATATCCCCCTGATAATGTGGAGAAATTTGGGCATAACTGAAAAAATCTCCCAATCAACATTTAAGTATCCTGTAAGATCTCCGCCCTCCTCTGATTCATCCAGAAGTATGTCTTGATATTTGATGACATTCTGGGTCCCGGAAGCGTATCTGCGTAACTCGATTAGCTCCTCTATTGATGAATATGGAACTCCTGCCCTATCCGTGACGTAGGCTGCATACATCGCCTGACACCACTTGCGGGACCATTCCGCACCCTTTTCCTTGTTAGGTATCTGATCCTTTGGGAATGGGTACGATCCTCTCTGAAAAGAACTTATGGTATTTAAAGTTACATTAGCCATGACGAGAAGTGTTTGGGTCAATATAATGAATTAATCATCGCCTGTAAACCCTCTTTCTGTGAAACTTGCTCATATCAACCTCTTCATTTTCTAATTCAGCTATCTCATCATATATACCGGCAGTACCCAGGAGGGCATATCCGGCAGCCGAAAACAGGTCATAATCGGTCATCTCCTCCGGGCCTCCAATGTCTCTACACTCCTCTAATAGCTCGATATGGTTCTCCTCATCAGCCTCAAATTCGATGAAGTTCATGTACTCACCAAAGATGTCCTGTTTGATCTTGTCATTAGTATTCGCACCAGGGGTCTTTCCTTGTTCAAAAGTTTTTGGATCAACACGGTACAGCAGAAATGCTGAATATCCACGTTGCTCGAAGTAATCCCACAACAGATCGATGTTAATTTCGGGGAACATTTGCACCCCGTAGTACACGCACATCATCAACATATCCTCCGCATATTCGTACTTGTCGTAGGTACGATTGGAGTATGTGCAGACGAACTTGCGCTTCATGGAAAAATCACCGTCCTTGATTTTCCCCTTCCGCACAACAGCGCCTCCACCTTTTGATTTTCGGTTACCCTCTGTTTTGTTGAATTTAAAGGGGTCACCCCCGGCCACGCCCCAGGTTGTGTTGCCGGCTTTCCAGGATGTCGTTTCATCATCCCAGTATTTCCGGTTGCTCTCATCATCATTCAACTGGTGGGATACCCTGAACTTACCACCCTTACGTGCGACAAACTCCACCCGGGTATCCCTGTCGTTATTCACCCACCGGAAGTCACCCTCAATAGGTAGATCGCTATGATCCTTGAACCTCAGCTCATCGATGTAGGTTTCAAGTTTCTGCATATTGAACCCGGAGGACTTGGCAGCCGTCCGAAAACACTCTGTAAACGATGTGGGGTATAGTCGCACCTCCTCAGACAACCCTTCATAGTCACCCGCATCGATGTACCCTTTCCTTCTGTTGAGGAGATATTCTTTTGCTCCTATCTTACGGCCAATAAATGCAGCCTGCTCCTTTGTTGGCTTATCGATCACCGACATACCGTACCGGTCAATAAACCCCTGCAGCCCCTCAAAGGCAGGGATGAATAGTGTGGCCAGACCAGATCTCGTCTGCCCGTTGGGTGTGCGCACGAAGTAGTCACTCATCTCGCACTGGTGCTTAAAGGCTTTACCTCCCCCTTTCTCCATCTCACCCACTGTTGAGGTTTTGATGGTGAACCCAATTATCTCGGATCCCATTACCAGGCACTCCTTCACTACCAGGTGCCGGTCCCAACAGGACAGCCCCTTCTTCAGCTTACCCACCTCATCGTCATGGTGGACATACAGCTTGTCACCGTCATAAGCACTGGGGTCTGCCGGCCCGAAGTTGATCATCGATTCAAGACCTATCTCTGAGGTGGCGATAGATCCTTTGCTGGACAACCTACGTGCCGGTGGTGAGAATGAGATCTCTGTCTTGGGGGAGGTGGATCCCTCGTAGTTGGGTCGGAAGAAGAATGGTAGTTTTTTCCATGGACCGACCAGGTGTTTTAGGAAACACTTCCTGCCCTGGACCTCATTCATCGATTGGATACCACCCCAGGCACCAATGGTCCGTGAAATGATCTCGTAACTGATGCACTCCGCTTTGTATGTCGCTCCCTCCCGCCTATGCTTGGGGTAGTTGAATCCGTAGAACACCCGGCCACCGGTGTCTATGAAATCAAAGTATCCAGTTTCCTCGTTCCGGATAGCATCTCCTTTGTCGGTGATAAATTTGAAGGTGTGTTGCTCGTTGTAGATGTGTCGGGCAAAGATGAAGAACTTCCGGTCCCTGTCCCGGAACTTGGGTAGGCCGACATCGATCTTCCACCACGCTATGTAGAAGTAATTCCATCCATCGATAAAAGTTGGCTTGCCATTGTTGAAGAACCAGTACCCATTAAGCCGATGGTACCACGCCTTCTTCATAAACTTGATCTCTTTCTCGTAGATTTCCTGGTTATTATTCAGGTCATCCCAGATCTCATCGATAGTCTCATGCTTGCGCTGCAGCTCCTTTAATCTGCGGGGTATCTTGGGTGGGATCCAAAACTGCTCTTTGGCTTTTTTACCGAACCCCTCTATTTCGTGATACTCGGGGCACTGGGGTAGGTCTATGCGAAGTGGTACCTGATCTTTGTCATTGATGTTGACCCACAGAAAGCGATCAGGCTTTTTGTACTGTGCAAGGATCCCGGGGTTAACCTCGTCACCGTATTTCTTTATAAGTGACAGGCTGTTCATTGTTCGCTAATTTTAAAGCTATATCCTCTGGGCGAAGTTGCAACCGCTCCTCCTCCACATACCGTAGAATAGCATCCTTGATGTAGGGGTTGTTATCCTCCGTCAATATCTCGGCCATAGTATCTTCCAGCTCCTCCTGGATGGATCGTAGATCAGGGATCCTCTTTGTCTCACCACTCATCACCTCCTGCATCACATTGTAGTAGCTGGCCTCGATGGTTACCAGGTAGGTGTACTTGAATGACCGGTGGATCCGTACAAACTCCACAATCTTTCGGTTCACAACATCATTGTTCCCCTTCATCATGTCCTCCACTGGGTCCTCAAAGTTTCCTTTATTGTCCAGGACAAAACCTACATCATGGGCAATCTCAATCTTTCGCTTCAAAACATCAGTGTACTTGCCACGGTAAGGTGTGGACTTGTCGTACATACAAAAGATGTACAGCATTGTGAGATCATTACTCAACTCTGGCCCGGGGGACTTTTTGAAGATGGAATATTTCTTCATCCCGGGAAATATTTTAAAAACCGATTCACCTTCGGGCACTTTGGAAGGATTGTACATCATCCCCCTGAACTCGATATTTGTGAATTGGAGGTTCATGCTTGCACAAACATTATATCCGATTGATCGATCAGTAAGAGATCCTTCCCTTCCAGGTGAAATTCCGTGCCCAGGTTCTTTCCATACTGCACAATATCACCAACAGAAACCTCCATCGGCTCATGGGGTTTGTCGGCACCCACTAACAGGACCTTGCCTGAACTGGGCTTCTCCCTGACTGAATCCGGGATAATAATCCCACTCTTTGTCATCCCATCCAAATCAATAGGCTTGATAAGCACTTTCCCTGCAAGAATTTTACCCTCCATAACTGTTGTTTAAGATTGCTAAAATGTCGTGTCTCTGTATCCTGTACAGCTTAGATCCATCATCGATCTTCGCATGGTACTCATACTCCACTGGTATGTCACGGATCCTTTTCATCACAACGGTATCACCCAGGTACTCATCATGGAACTGGTCCGACTTATAATCATCAGCATAATCCTGGTTGGGCTTGCCGGCATACTTAATCTTCCCATAGGTGACATCTGTTTTGGACAGATCCCGGGTATCGACTTGCTCCATACCGATGCGCTCATACTCCTTCTGCATCCGTAGAAACTCAGGATCCTCCACCGGCTCCACAAACAAGTATCCATTGATAGGCTGAATATCTTTGTCCAGGATGATTGCGTAGATGTTGTGGTACTTGATAGAGATCCATGTGGTGTTGCCCTCACGCCAGTAGGTCTTTCTCTCTGGGCGTAAGCAGTTCTGAATGGCCAGGAAGTACATCACCACCCTATCACCCACTTTAAGCTCCATGGTTGTTTTCCATGGGTAGCCACTCTTGCCATGGTGGTAGATCAGTTCCTTGGGCACAGCCTCCACCGTTCCTATCCGTACAACGTGCTTCTCTGGCTCAAAAGAGGTGTCCACATAAAGCTGCAGACCTGATCGTGTTTTGATCATCTTGTTATCCGGATCCAGTTTTACGATGACGTTATTTCCCAGTGTCAGCTTTGCCTTCATAGTCTTTGTTTTTTACGCAGGTCATTTTTCCCTCGATCTCAACAAACTTCAATTTACCCTTTCGGACCATTACCTCGAACCTACGTGCCATAGCTCTTTTATCCGAACGTGCCATAGCCTCAAATGCGGCTACCTCATGGTTCCGTAGATTGACCCACTGGCCTTTGTACTTGATACAGGTGTAGAGATGTTTGACCTCGGTGGCCTTAAACGGTTCCGGCTCATCCGTGGGGGTGGTCCAGAACAAGTTCTTTAGGAAAGAAACAATCTGCCGAATTATCTGCTTCATAGCGTTTGATTTAAAAAAGGGGGGAGGCTTTCGCTGTACTCAGCTTACCGACCTCCCCCGCACCCCAACAATATTATGTGGCTGGTGTTGTAAATGTTTTCAGCTCACTGAAGATTGTTCCAGCGGCACTGAGAGCCTTGATCCTGTAATAATACTGCGTCCCGGCAGTCAGTCCGGTAAGCAGACAGGTGACGGCTGTTGGCGCATCTCCTGATAGTGGTGATTGGGTTGCTGCCTGAGATGATCCCAACTCCTCTGTTACTCCATACTCGGCAGTCACAACAGTGGAAACACCCTGGTCATCAACAATTCCAGGAACCGTTGCTGTTGTGGTTGCAACAGTCACAACGGCCTGTGCTGTAACCTCTGGTGGCTCACTGGCGGATAACTCCCACTGACGGGCGATTACTGGGATTGCATCAGCAACAAATCCAGCTATATCGGCTTTGTCCCCGACATAATGGACTTTCTTAGTCTCGCTCACTACGAAAAGATTCCTTTCGTAAGGGCCTCTCTGTGTGGTACCCACTTTAGGGTTTACAGGTTTTGCTGTAACCTTTACCACGATGTCTAATTTGAAGTCTTGCATTTGTCTAAGTTTTTAAAGTTGATACTAAGGTATGAATTATTTTCTCTTCCTGATTAACCAGTGCAACCACCTTGGGAGGCATCC